AATGATGATGTTGAATTTAATTCTTGGTCAAAAGATATTGTATTAACAAATTATGAAAAAGATCACAATCGTTTGTCTAGTCATAATATACAAAATTGGAATCAAGTTGAGAATTGGTTTAATGAAAACAATAAAAATTATAGTTTACCAAAACTATTAATTGAATCTCTAAAGAGAGATAGTGTATCTAAAATTTTACTTTGGTATAATAAAAAAAGTAAAGTGCTCCAATCGCTCGATATACCTAAATTAATTGATTTCATTGGTTCTCATTGTAAGTGGATCACCATGCCTACGGGAACAATTTTAAAGTGTATCACACCAGATAATAAGCCAATATTATGGTTGCAGATGAAAGGCAATCGAACAGGTGATGGTTATAATCATTGTCCACAATTTCATATAGTAGCAAACTGGCCGGAAAATGTTGTGTTAGCCAGGAAGGTAGTTGATTTTTTATGACAGAAAATACAGGTTTTGCGGCCTATTCCTTGTGGAATGCTTTGAAATTACATTTTACTTCCGATTCTTATGATTATTTTAAGTATAACGGAAAAACAAATGTATCTAAGCAGACATTTACCACTAACAAATCAAAATACCAATTCTATAAACTATCTCGCAAATATGATTTGGAAGAATTGAAGAATTTTTATGTTGCCAACTTTATACAAGGTAAAGGTGATTGGGTAGGTGACTTACTACAAGATGGTGATGAAAACTATACCAAGTGGCAAAAAAGAAACCAGAGCTTGACTTATCTCTTCGAACAAGATATAATAAGACTGTTGGTTGAAGTTCAGTCACCAAATAAACTTCTGACAGTAGAGAACGGTCAATACCCAATGCTACTAAAAGAAATGACACACAACGACACCAACATAGAAACGGTGTGCATACTAAATGACATTATGAATTTTCTGCCAATGTGGAACAAAAAAATATCGGATGATGTTGTTTGGCCTTCATTAAAGAGAAGAATTGAAAAGTATACACCGTTTCTAACTTATGATAAAGAGAAGTTTAAATTGATCCTGAAAGAAAGTTTGAAAGAACATGCCGAAAATTAATTGCATCTATTTGGATATGGACGGTGTTGTCGCCGATTTCGAAAAACGGTATGAGGAATTATTTGCAATAAGTCCGGAAAAAACTAGAGATCGTGGAGAATTTGATACTTACTTTGATAAATTCATTGCAGAGGGTAACTTTGAAACACTAGAGTTAATGCCTGATGCAATGGAGTTGGTTCAAGCATTGCGTAATGCACTACCACCAACACAGATTTTATCGTCCACGGCCAGTGAGGGCAGACACGATGCAATCTCAAAACAGAAAATGCTTTGGTTAGAAAAACATGGTATAGATTTTCAAAAAAACTTTGTACCAGGTAAAAGACTGAAAAAAAAATACGCTCGAACAGATACGTTAATCATTGATGATACCGAAAGTGTTATCAGAGATTGGCGCGCTGCAGGTGGTACGGCAATCTTACATAAGAATGTTGCAGACACCTTGGTACAGTTAAAGTTTATACTTGACAGTGCCTAAATATTATTATATAATGCATCATGTGGATAATCCGTTTAATACAAATATACTCCGTTAATACTAGAAAGGTAAATTATGGTAGATTTCTCTAATCTTAAAAGAAGTTCAGGCAATCTGGACAAATTGAAGGCGAAAGTCTCTGAACTCAATGCATCCACCGAGGGTTCATCTGATAAAGATCGATTCTGGCGTCCAGAAGTTGACAAAGCCGGCAACGGCATGGCAACAATTCGATTCCTCCCGGCATCTGCACAAGATGGTGATGATGGATTGCCTTGGGTAAAAATCTTCTCACATGGTTTTCAAGGACCAGGCGGTTGGCTTATTGACAACTGTTTGACAACCAAGAACCAGCAATGTCCAGTATGTGAACACAACAACAAATTGTGGAACTCTGGCATCGAAGCCAACAAAGAAATTGTTCGCAAACAAAAGCGTAAGCTTAATTATATTGCAAACATCTACATCGTTAGTGATCCGAAACATCCAGAAAATGAAGGTCAAGTTAAACTCTTCAAGTTTGGTAAGAAGATTTTCGACAAAATCACTGAAGCGATGAATCCGGCTTTTGAAGATGAAACACCAATCAATCCGTTTGACTTCTGGAAAGGTGCAAACTTTAAACTGAAGATCACGAAGGTTGCTGGTTATCAAAACTACGACAAGTCTGAATTTACTTCAGCTGCGCCGTTGTCTGAGAATGATGAAGAACTTGAAAAAATCTGGAAAGCTGAATCAGCTCTGTCTGAGTTGGTTGCTGACAAAGAATTCAAGTCTTATGATTTCTTAAAGACTCGGTTGGAAAAAGTTCTTGGTTTGAATGATGATGGTGATGCTCCACGAGCACGTACCACTGTTGAACAAGCAAAAGCTGCACCTAAGAAGCCTGTTTCATTTGATGCGCCATCGGAAGATGATGATGATGATATGGCATACTTCAGTAAGTTGGCTGAAGAAGACTAAAACTATCCCACTGGAAAGTTAGAACCCCGCCTTGTGCGGGGTTTTTTGTTTATACTACTCTAGTAGATTTCATTATGAGGTCCATGAAGGTTTCCTCATCGTTCCTAACAGATATTTCACTAGGTCTTAGTCCCACTCTCTGTTGATTCTGAGACACATTGGTTACCGTTTTATTGACAACATCATTTAAACTATTATCAGTAGCCGCACTTTGCATGTTCAAGTCAATATTATTGTTTGTGAGATTGCTGACTGGTGAAGCAGGTGGTACAGGTGTTGCCATTGGTGCAGGTGTTGAACTGGGGCTGTTAAATCCTCGGCCTTGTCTAACATCATTAGGTGTGCCAAATGTTGTGGTTGCTTCTGGATTGACCGCAGGTGCTGGCATTGGTGTGGCTGTCTGTGGCACACTCAATCCTTGCATTGGTACCTGATACATTGCAGCTCTGTTAGGGTTTTCTTGCAACCACTGTTTTAAACCGGTTCTATCTTTACCTAACTCGCGTACTAATTCATCATCTGTTTGGTTAGAATTAACAAATTCCTCAACAGTTTGCCTATTCACTTGTTTCATTGATTTGGCTCTAAGTTGTTCTGTAGCCTGACCCTCTGTAAGATTGCCGCCTTCTTTTTTGCTTCTAACACTTAGAGCATAAGCGTTATTATCATATTCTTTCGAGTATGGGTTCTCATCTATTTTACGTTTTTCTATTGCCGATAACGCAAACGGAGTAGCTATAACTGATGCAACACCGGCTGCAAGTCCTAAAGGACTCAAAGCTGCACCAAGAGCCCACTTCATAGCTGGCGCGGCCACTTGTGCAGCTGTTCGAGCAATTGATTTAGCTAAATCTACGGCAAGCCCAGCAACCTTTGCACCCAATTGAGCCAATAAAACTCCAAAATTTGATAACATATCAAACAAATTATCGAACATAGATTTTGATCCTTCAGGTTCTGCTGTGGCGTTAGGATTAATCCGTTTCATTAGTTCTTTGAGTGTTGTCATCAACTCATCATGCCGGCGTTTTTTCTCCATCGACAACTCTTCTGCAAAATTCTCCGACTTTTGTTTTAAGATTTTTTGATTTTCATATGAACTTTTTAGAAAACCATAAATTTTAGCCAACTGTTCGTTAATACCAGATCCACCTTCACCTTCACCACCCATCTTATTCAATTTTTCAGACTTACCACCAAAACGAATATGTCGTAATCTGCCGGTGAAGTAGTCAATATCTTCCTGCTTTCGACCCATCATCTTACCCAAAAGTGCCGGACCTAATTTAGAACCAAATGTCATAAACTTAGCAATAGCCAGAGGATCAAATTTCTCTTTGATACCTTTTATTTTGGCCTGTGTCTTCATTGATATTGTTTTGCCAATAGAACCGACCACACCTTTGCTGGCCAATTGGTCGACAAAAAGGTCCTTGAAACTTGTGCCGCGAACTCTTTTAGCTTGTTGATAATTCAGTTTATTGTCTGCCATCTTTTACTTTCTTTTGTGTGCTGGTCTATCATCAACTTTTGCTGGTGTGGATGATTCACTTGTATTCGACACATTTGTTGTATTTTGTTGAACATTCACGGGTGCTGGTTTGTCTTGTACCTTCATATCTTTGTTTTTTACAGAGGAATTATCAATCGTAACTCCTGTATTATTCGCTGGTACTGATTGTGTAGTACTAGATTTATTTAATTTTTTGGCTCGGTCAGTATCTAATGCCTGACCCACAGCTTCAGGTGGATTATGTGCTGCATTAAATCCACCTGGTGTTTTGTAAAAAGTTTCTCCTTTTTTTAAATCAACGTGAGGTAACGTATTTTTAAATAAACTTTTTGCTTTTATATCATAAGGAACACCAACAGATGCAAATTCCATTGCAAGTGCTAGTATAGCAGCATCTCTTGTTGTTCCTTCTTTTCCATTAATATAATCATCAACCGCAGCTCTACCTCCACTACCTTTAGTTGTTAAACCTTTAGCAAACAACATGTCTTGTGTTTCTGGAGTCAAATATGTTTTATTCGGATCAAGGTTTAATTTTTCAGCCATGACCTTCATTGTACCAGGAATAAGTTGATATTTACCAACAGCAAATAATACATTTGGATCAGATGCATCTAACACGCCGCCAGCCTTTAATTTTTTATTTGTTCTTTTCAAATAATCAGTGATTGTCATTTTACTAAAATCTATATTATTTGATTTTAAATATGCACCTTCGTTCTTCTTGGCAAGAAAATAATCACCTCTATTATATGCATTATAACCTTTAGCTCCAGATTCGTATTTTGAAATATTGGCAGCTAGAGCTTCTCTACCTGAAATTATTCCAATAACAGCTGCACCGGCACCAATTTTTACAGCAGTAGAAACATCCGGCTTAGATGGTGTTGGTGGTTTCTGTGTTGCAGTCGGTGGCTTAACTGGTTCACTTGGCTTAACCGGTTCAGCAGTTTTTGTTGGTGGTTTTTGTGTTTGTTTAACTGGTTCTGGTGGTCTAACCGGTTTAACCTCTTTTTCAGCTTCTTTTTTAGCTTTAGTTTCGGCTTCTTTTTTTGCTCTATCTTCAGCTATCCGTTTTTTGCTGGCATCATCAGCAGTTCGTCTAGCATCTGAAGCCTTCTTGGCTTCTTCTGCTGCCTTAGCATCATCTGCTTTTTTCTTGGCTGCTTCTTGAGCTCGATCAGCTTCTTTTTTTTGCGCTGATGTTTTTGCATCGGCTGTTTTTTTGTCGGCGGCCGCTTTGGCATCATCTGCTGATTTTTTATCTTTTTTTATCTGTTCATCTTTTGCAGAAGACTTTTGTTCTTTTCTTTTATCTTTTTCTGTATCTGTAGGTTTCTTGGCTGGTTCATCCTTCTTGGCAGGTTCATCTTTTTTAGGTACTTTCGGTTTTTTAGTTTTTTTACCAACAGTAGATTTTGCAGTTTTCTCAGATTTTTCAGATTGCTTTTGTTTTTCACTAATACCTTTTTTTTGTTTTGGTACTCTGCGTAAAGTCAATGCCTTAATAATTTCTCTATGTTGACGGTCTTCTTCAGAATCACTCTCTTCTTTTAAATTTTGTTCTCTTTGTTGTTCTAATCTTCTCTCTTCATCAGAATCAACCATCAATTGATATATCGATCCAAGGTACTGTGTATTGGACATATTTCCCGACATATCACTCATGGCAGGTTCAATTTTTTTTGATTTAAATACTGAACTTAATTTCGATAATCCACGGCCAAGACCACCAGTAATTTTACCAGCTGTATCTTTTAAACTTTTTGTTATTTCAGCCATCTATTATTTTCTCATGCGTTCTTTTAATTTCTGATTCTCTTCTTCCAAATATTGAATTAGCATGGCGACATAGATATCTCGTTCCCAAGGTATCATATTCTCAAGTTCAGTAAGACTATACTTATGGTGTTGCATCAAAGAAAAGTTAGTCTTAAAGTAATTTTTTAAATCATCATAACAAAGTATTAAACGAAAAAACTTTCGAGTCCCTCCACATCCAACTTATGTGGAAAACCACATTTTGAACATGTGATATCAACCGACTTTCTTAATTTTGGAATACTATTGAAAAAGTTTTCCAATTTCTCAAATTGTTCTTGGCTTAACTGTTCAATAAATTCAATCAATTCTTGAGGTGTCTGTTCTTTTGCATAATGAAATTGTTCACCATCATATATGTGTTCTATAGACTGTGCCAACATGTTAAAGGTAACATCTGTAATGTTGTCGATATCAACCGAGTCTTTTATTAACTTGAATGGTGGATAACGCATCTTAATAACAATTTTGTCAGTCAATTGAATTTCAGGATCAATATGTTCCTGATACTCAGGTTTAATCTCCATCAAATTAATCTTTACTTCCATAACATTGCCGCAAGTCTTACCATCTTCAACTTCATTATTGCAACGATATTTTGTTTCTGAAATTTCACCAACAGACTTTGCTCTCAGGTGAATAAAGTAATACTCAACATCAACTATCGAAAGTTCATCGATATCAAAATCTTTGGATAGTGTACACACATCCAAGATTTCTCGTACATTGTGTTGTATGCTGTGTGCATCACCAGATTCCATCGCCATCAAAAGAGCTTTTTGCTCCTTTACTAGAAACGGTCTGTATTTTATCTTCTTCTTAGAAAGTGGTAATTCCAGTTCATAAGTTGGCACTTCAAGTTTTGGTAAAGCCATAATATCTCCTTAATTATTTTCAATTTTAACGGTCGACTCCAATGATTGAGCAATTGAGTTGAAACCTATTCCGATGCCGCCAGCTGCACCACCACCAAGTCCACCTACACTTGTGGCCACCGAGTTTAGACCAGCATCGATCAGTTCCATACCTATTGCTTGCAACGAATTGTTTTTCCAATAGGTATATGCAAAAGTTACAGACAGTTTATGATAACCATCTGCATTCCAATCTAAGTCTAATTGGTTCATGGAAATGGGAAATGCATCATATAAATTCACAGAATATGAAAGTTTGTTTGTAACATCATATTGATTAATCGTAATCGTTGTTGCATAATTTTCTTTATATCTCATATTGTAATTAAACATTGGATTGATATAGTTCAACCATGCATCAAAAAACACTTTTGATTCCATGTTGTCATCAATTATAAAAGTCAAATCTATGTCAGCATATGTAGTGAGGTATGGATGTTTCTCAACTGGTCCATAAGTTTTTTGTTCCGTTGTTGCAAATGTTCTACCTGGAAGTTGTGCGTTTTCACATCTGTATGTAAGAGCTCTTGCGGTTGAGATGTACGGAATCAATGTCACTGGTATAGGAATGTTTACATCAAATCTATTTGGTCTGGCCAAATCACCTGAAAAACTTGATTTAAAATCACTGATTGATCTAGGCATTTAATTGTTCCTTATTTCTTCTAGTGAATCTTTCCAGACTTCTTTTGGTTGTGCTTTTTTGAATTGATGTACTGGCAAGTATGTTGCAACATCCCATTCTTCTGGTTCAACAGCAAGAATCCTGGATTTTATGTGACTGTACAGGTACTTCTTCAGGCAAGGTCTAAACTCTTTTAGTCTAGATGACGCATCCAACATAGGATAAGTCACCCGGACTCGTTTAATTTCATCCTCGTCATTGTATAAAGCAAAACTCAACAACTTCTTTAGGAAGATTACACGGTATCTAAGTGGTAAGTAATGTATGTTCAAACCAATAAATCCATCTGATTGCCGCTTTAGTGGTATCACCAGAGGGAATCTATCATAATAAGGCAAGTCATTTTTGGTTTTAGGATCATACACAAAGTAATACATACCACCCATCAAGAATTTTTGTCTATCGGCTGGTCTCGTCCATCTTTCCTTTTCTTTTGTGATAGGAATAGACAAACGACCTGGATTTCTCAGGCCTGCAATTTTTTGCATCAACCATTTCAAAGACTCACTGCTCATCGTTGGATGTTCAGCTGCAATCTTTTGTTCGGTCAGTGTGGTTAGTATGGATTTCGTTATCATTGGATATTTAGTTACAGTCCAAGGTCATCTTCTGTAATAATCTGGAAGGCCCAGCCCCTATCTTGACAATATTCATTTGCTGCTTTCCATTTAGCACTGTTAACACCCCATGTAGTGACTTCATTTATGTACTGTTTAGTGACGCGCTTCTGTTTTTTAGGTTCTTGTGTCTGTTTTTTGGGTTTAACCTCAATCATCAATGTCTTTAGTTTACCCTCTTTGGTGCGTACTTTGACTAAGAAGTCTGGGTAATATCGATGAAACTTATTGTCCACTGGAGACTTGTACGGAACTATCAACTCTTCTGATGCCCACGATACAATATTTGGATTTTTATCAAGCCAATGCATCACTCGACACTCCCAACTTGAGCGATATATGATATTTTTGTGGTCACCCATATATTTTTGTGGGTTTGTTGGTTTAAATGTGCCGGAATATGCCATAGTTCATAAATAATTGTGTATATATTAATCCAACGCCGGTGTGGAACGTCAGTTATGAATATATATGTGATTTCTTTTTGTGGATATGATACATAAATAGATTTTATACACACTCTTTTCTAAGAAAAACAATGGCACTTATCACAATACCAACATCTATAGGTGGTTTAAACATTCCCGCAGGAATATTTGGCGGACCTTTAGGTTCACTATATCGAAAAGGTGGACTGGAATATGTACAATATCCAAGAGATTTGGGTAGTGCAACAAAGTCACACTCGATTTTGTTTACGATAGAAGAGATACAAGAAACAAAATTACAAGATGTTGGAACATTTACTAAAGGACTTGGAAGAGATTTTTCTAATTTTATTAATGGTACCGATGGCAGTGTTGGCCAGCCAGACGACGGATCATATGACCTTTTAGAAAATGCTAGATTGAATGGTGCATCAGCTGTGGTGTCTAGTTCTTCAGAAACTTTCAATAAAGTTGTTGATACAACAACTGATGTAATTGGATCGTTATCAAATGCTCTTGGTGGTGCCATAAGAGAAGTTAGTAGTAGAAAAGGTATACCGGTAGGTTACATTGCTCTTTATATGCCGGAAAATTTTAACATTACATCGAATATGTCATATGATGATAGTACAACAATAGCCTCGGCGGCCGGTGCATTACCAATAATTGGCGGCGTAGTTAGTAAGTTGACTAACGCAGTCTCGAATGACGCTGTTAAACTTGCTTTAAACAAAGCCGGTTATGTTTTTAATCCACAAAAACAGATGTTGTTTCAAGGTATTGAGTTCAGAGAATTCAATCTATCTTTCACCTTCACACCCTATTCACAAAGGGAAGCAGAAGATGTTAAGAAAATTATTAAAATGTTTAGGATGTGGTCGGCGCCAAAAACAGCCGCAGCTGGAGCTGGTATGTTCTTTGTTCCACCTGCGTTATTTGGTGTAGAATTTCAGTTTCAGGGTAAAATAAACCCAAATTTACCAAAGTTAGAACGATGTGTTGTAGAATCGGTTGATGTTAATTATGCGCCAAATGGGTGGGCTGCACACAGTGATGGTGCACCAATACAAACAACCATGGCAATTCAATTGAAGGAAATCGTACTGATTGACCGTGCAAAAGTGAATGCTGGATACTAAAATGCAATACTTTAATTCTTTACCTAAAGTTCAATACACCAATACAAATGGTGTTTCTACAATATACACCAACCTATTGGCTAGAGCAAGTATAATTCCAAATCTGTTGAACAATACATTAAATTTTTATGATTATGACATACAAGACGGTGACACACCGGAAATTGTAGCATACAAATATTATGGTGATTCTTATAGATATTGGGTGGTACTATATGTGAATCAAATGAATGATGCACAATGGGATTGGCCATTGGAAGATAGAAATTTTCGTGAATATATGAATGAAAAATATGCCGGCAATACCGCGGAAGATGTTCACCACTACGAAAAGACTATTACACAAACAAATAGAACATCTGGTACAGACTACGATATAAAAACTACAACAAATATCTTTTCGATTACAGAAGAAGAATACACCGTGATGCAGAATGCGGGTGGAATACAAACGAATACATATGTTCTGCCAACCGGTTCAGTTGATATTACAACAGAATCAAGAATAGTTACAAATTATACATATGAACTTGAACTGAATGAGACCAAAAGAAGTATAAAATTGTTAAACAAATCATTTATTGACCAATTTGAAAAAGATTTTATGGATTTAATGAAATAATATGGAAGATACAGGTGCACCAAATGGTGGTTTTTATTATCCACAAGATTTTAGTTTAGAAGCTGTAGACATAACTACAGATTCTGGAAATGTATATAAACTAAAATACCTTGTTGTTGAATTGTCTTTTTTTGAAGACATATACGCTTTTGCGTGTTCGGGTAATGTGGTGTTGCGTGATGCTGTTGGTTTAATTGAGAAACTTAAATTAGATGGTTCAGAAATAATTGAAATTACTTATGGTAAAACAAGCTCACAACAAAAATCTGAAAAAAATTCTAGAAAATATAGACTGTATAAGATTGGTAACAGAAAGCCTTTAGGCAATAAAACAACAGAATTTTTCACAATGTATTTTTGTTCAGAAGAATTGTTTTTATCTGAACAAATAAAAATATCCAAATCTTTTAAGGGCCAAACGATATCTGAAATTGTTGATAGTATATTAAGAGATACTAACAATGGTCTGAAAGTGAACGGATCAAAAATACAGAAAATTGAAAAAACTTATGGTGTCTATGATTTTGTTATACCAAAACTAAAACCACTTGAAGCCATTAGTTGGTTGTCTACATATGCTAGGCCGGAACGCCGAGACAATAGGGACTCAGGTGCAGACATGTTGTTCTATGAAACTAATGATGGATTTTATTTCCAGTCATTACAATCTATGTTTACAGCGGCACCATATGCAACTTACAAATATCAACCGTCCGATTTAGATTTCAAAAATAGTTACGAGAATAATTTTAATATTATAGACTATGAATTTATCAAAACTTATGATACACTTGATGCAACAGCTTCTGGTATATACGCAAACAGATTGATAAGTATTGATCCGTTGTTGAGAAAAAGGACTATTACCGATTTCAATAAAGACAAATTGACTGGTTACTCAAACTCTGGATCACCAAGTAATAGATTTGGTAAAAAATTAACAGATATGTATGATAGTTCGTTAAAACTTGCTTTTAGTAATTCCAATCAAATTAACGGGCCATATATAAAGCAAGGCGAAAGTCAAGTCGGAAAAGATATTTTCATAGAAACTTCTGTGCCAAACAGGTCAGCACAAATTGCTTTGTCCAACTACACAGTGATGAAAGCAATAATACCTGGAGATAGTACCATAACCGCAGGAAGAACTGTTAACATTTTACTCTACTCATTACAATTTGGTGGCGATGCGGAGAATGCAACCCGAGCGCTTGATACATATTTTTCTGGCATATATTTAGTGACAGCTGTTCGACACATCATACAAACACAAGGTGTGTATCAAACAGTTTTGGAATTGGCAAAAGAAAGTTTGAAATCTAATTATGATACACAGGGAAATTCAGGAAGATTAAATGAATAATTTTATTGGCAAAGATGGATTTATTTGGTGGGTTGGTGTTGTTGAGGACAGAGCCGACACATTGGCCTTAGGCAGGTGTAAGGTCCGCATATTCGGTTGGCATACCGACAATGTTATGGATTTACCGACTGGTGATTTACCTTGGGCTCTACCAATATATCCAATAAATAATTCAAAATCGTTTTCAGCACCAAGAATTGGTGACTGGATAGTTGGTTTCTTTATGGATGGAGAATCCGCACAAGCACCTGTTATGATGGGTGTTTTACCTGGAATACAAGCATAATGGCAACACATAGTTTACCTCGGACAAGTAATCAAAATTTGAGACCATTGTTTACTAATGATGGTCCAACATCTGGCAATCCAACAATACCAGCATTAGCTCGAGGTGTTCTTGCAGATACGATGATTGCATTTTCAAATAAAAACCTATCACATGTTTGTGATTTTGTTGATGAAATGCGTAAAAATGTTGCATTGAAAGAATTTCTTAAAGCTGTTGCGGATAAATTAAGAGAAGGTATACGAAAAATTATGGCGGCTTTGGGAGTAAGTGACCTTTCTGGTATGCTCGCTAAATATGTGGATCAACTAAAAACAGCAACTAGATGGTTGAAACGAATACAAAAAGAAATACTGGAACCAATTTTAGATTTTCAAAAATATGTTCTTGCTTACATCACAAATATACGCGCAATAATTCAGTGGATTCTTGGACTACCTGCAAAATTTTTAGCCGTATTGCGAGATTGTTTAACTAGATTGCTGTTATTGGTCAAAAATGTGTTTAGTGATTTTTTTGAAGTGTTGTTTGATGGTGTTGATACGGGTTTAGGTGATGCCATTAAAGCCGGACAAGAATTTGCTGAAGAAGCTTACCGAACTGTTAATCTGACTGCACAAATTGCGGTTGGTGCTGTAACTATTGTCAGTGCTGTTACAGTTGGACTTTTAAATCCCGTAAGTGAAGCTGAGTTAATAGATGCAAACCGAACAATTGATACATACGCAAGCAAATTACCAACGGTAGAAAGTATTGCTGCATCTACAGCACCAGAAGATCAAAAGAAATCGGCACCTTAAAATATGAGTGATATAAAATTACCCCCAGCAGGTCAACAATGGACAGAACCGGAGTCTGCTGCTAATACAGACTATCAACCAACTTATCCATACAATAGTGTAACGCAAACAGAATCGGGTCATACATTTGAGATGGATGATACACCGACTCGCGAGCGCATACGATTGAACCATCGGTCTGGAACATTTATTGAAATGCACCCAGATGGTGATGAGGTGCATAAAGTTTATGGTGATGGTTACGAAATCATTGTAAAGAACAAAAATGTAAGAATTGTAGGAACCTGTAATCTATCTATAGAAGGTAACTACAATATTGATGTAAAAGGTGATATGAATGTACAAGTTGGTGGTGATTACACATCTCTTGTAAAAGGTAAAACCAAAATGCGTTCACGCGGAGACATTTCCATTTCGGGTGATGATGATGTCTCAATCAGTGCAAATGAAAATTTTGGAGGTGCTTTACGATTATCTGCATGTGACCACTTTCATCTAGCTTCAGATTTGGTAGTTTCAGGTTCAATTAGTGCAGATATTATAACTTCTAAAACAAGGGTAGATGCTCTGGTAGGCATGTCTGCTGGGCCTGCAGGTTTCGTGTCGGATTTGGGAGGTTTATCCTTGGGATTTCCTACGCCGGCATCACCTATTGCAGTTCCTGGTTGTATTAATACAATGGGAGCAATCAATTCATTGACGGCAGTAAATGCACCGGTGGCCAACTTTGGATTGGCAAATATTGGTATTATGGACGCAGTTTTAATGACAGATGTTATAAATTCAGCAGTTTTTAATGGACACATACATATAGCTCCCTTTGGATATACTTCACCTTCACTAATTCAATTTTTGAGTTTATAATATGGCAACTGTAAATAATGCTTCCGGAATTTATGCATCTTTGGGTTATAACTTTGATGATCCAAATGGTGCTATAACCACACTCTCAGCCGACACACAAGCCCACTTAAATACTATGCCGGCTTTTATTACCACTTGGCAGGCACAAGACATTGCTAACAATGATATTGGTGGTTATTATCAAAATCCGATGCAGACTAGTGCAATGTTGGTGAAAACTACGGCCGATAGCTTATTTACTTTAGCGAATGGTGTAATAAATCTAGCCAATGTGGCAACCACGGCAAAAGCATTATCAAATACCGCAAATTCATTTTTACAACACACTAATAGAATTTCAGGCGTAACACCGTTTTCGGGTTTACATTCAAACAATACAGAACCACATTTAGATATGGCTATGAGTGCTGGTAAAACTGCACTGTATATTACAAATCAAACTGATGGTATAATTGACACTTCCCCAATTTTAGGAAGCTTCACTAGTCTTTTTATTAAACCACAATTAGAAGCAAATGCAGAAACATTGATACAAATTATATCAGATTTGAATATAGCAAACACAATCTCAAATACACAACCGTACACTTCTAATCTGGCCGGTGCATCTATACAGAATTTAAATTCATTTATGACTGGAATTAATGTTTTTATAACCTTCAGACAAACTAGTGATGTGTCATACTATCAAAACTTGACGGCATTCATTGAAAAGTACAATCAAACAAAAAGGTTCAATAGTATGGGTCAGTCGGAGAACTATCTTGTGATGAATTACATCGGTACCGACAAATTAAAGGCTAGAATCTCATAATTGCCGAAATTTTCGAAATTTTCGTTCCGGCCTAAGAATTTTTTGCGCGAGCTTCAAAAGTTCAATAAAGCGCTTTACTCCTACACATAAATAAAAGATGGCAACATTACAAAAGATTTATTCGGACATAGATTTCACACTCGCAAAGAGACCTGTGGTGGGTGATATTGCTTTGAGTTATGATTCTCAAGCAATTATACGCTCAATAAGGAATATATTACTCACAAAGAGGTATGAAAAGTTGTTCGATCCACAGTTTGGATCAAATATAGACGCTTTGTTGTTTGAAAACATATCTAGCATTACAGCTTCTGCTTTAGAAAAAGAAATTTCTTTTGCACTGACGAATTATGAACCTAGGGTGAGTATTCAAAGTGTTGTTGTTTCGTCTTTTCCAGAAAAAAATGGTTACAGCGTGACTTTAACTTTTTACCTGGTAAATGCAACGCAACCAACTACAGTAACAGTCTTTTTAGAGAGAAACAGATAAAATGGCAGGTGCTAATTCAAATTTCAACATAACCGAACTTGATTTTAATAATATTAAAACCAGTTTGAAGAATTATATGAAGGACAATGGCGTTCTTCAAGACTATAATTATGAAGGCTCTGCAATATCCACATTGTTGGATGTTTTGGCGTACAACACTCAGTACAATGCATACTATTTGAATATGGTAGCTAATGAGATGTTCTTAGACACCGCACTACAAAGAAATTCTGTGGTTTCACAAGCAAAATTGTTAAACTACATACCAAAATCTGCGTTGGCACCATCTGCAAGCATCAATATAAGAGTAAATGGCGTTACAGACACATCTCTGACATTACCAAAATACACAAACTTTTTATCTGAAGCCATCGATGGTGTGAATTATAATTTTGTTAACACAGATGCAACTACAGTGAATGTTGTGAACGGTGTTGCAAATTTTACAGACATAACACTAAAAGAAGGTGCGGCCAGTAACTATTCTTATTTGGTTGATGGTGGAAACACTACACAGAAATTTAAATTGCCTGAACTGAATATAGATACAACCACACTGTTGGTTTCTGTGCAAGAATCAACTTCAAACAATTACACCAGAACATTCAACTCAGCATCAAACTTTCTCACATTAAATAATTCTTCTGAAGTATATTTTCTACAAGAGGGTATGAATGGTTACTATGAAATATACTTTGGTAACAATATTATAGGTAAAAAATTAAATGACGGTAACATTGTAAGAGTTTCGTACATTACAACCGGGGGAACGAACGCATCTGGTGCAAACAATTTCGTATTGATGGATACAATAAATGGTTATTCGAATACGGTTCTGACACCTATAACCTCTGCTTCTCAAGGTGCATTGAGAGAAACACTGGATTCTATTCGTTTTCAAGCACCAAAATCATATTCAGCACAAGGTCGTGCTGTTACTAAAGATGATTATGTTACCGCAATTCAACAGAATAATTTAGGTTTTTCATTCGATGCGGTAAATGTTTGGGGTGGCCAAGAGAATGATCCTCCAGTTTACGGGCAAGTGTTTATAAGTATGAAACCAACCGGTGCATACACAATGACACAAAACCAAAAAGTTAAATTAATCAAAGATGTTCTCAGACCAATATCTATGATGACAATAGAACCAACTATTGTTGATCCAGACTATACATACATTCAAATAACTGCGAATGTGTTGTATGATCCTAAAAAGACAACATCGACAGCAGCACAAATTAAATCTGCGGTAAGAACAGTTATCAATAATTATGCAAAAACAACTCTAAACACATTCAACTCAACGTTTAAGTCTTCAGAGTTTAACAACAGAATTAATTTGGTAGATTCATCTATCATAACAAATGAAATTTCTATACGCCTACAAAAGAAATTTTATCCAAATCTAAGTACACCAACAACATATAAACTATATTACGGCGCACCTTTGGCCAAAGGTATGTTTTTAAGTGGTATATTGAGTTCTCCAACCATTGTGTATAGAAATCCACTAAACCTGGCACAAACTATTGAAGGTTTGTACATTGAAGAAGTTCCTTCCTCAACAGGCGGCGTTGAAAGTATCACTGTTACTAATCCTGGTTTTGGTTATCAGTATCCACCAACAATTGAAATATTAGGTGATGGTTCGGGTGCAACAGCTGAGGCAGTAATTACAACCAATGGTGTCATTCGATCAATAAATGTATTAACTCCAGGTACAAACTATACATCAGCAATAATCAAGATTACAAATTCAAGTGGCGACACCACAGGTTCTCTTGCGGCTGCGACTGCATCACTTGAAGGTCGATACGGAACATTAAGAACATACTTCAACGACACACTAAATGTGAAAACTATTTTCAATAGTAATGTAGGTACAGTTGACTATAACTTAGGTATAGTAACATTGAATGCACTCTCTCCAATAAATGTTGATAATGAATTGGGACAATTAACATTGTCTGCTAATCCAACAACAACAATTGTGTCATCATCTTTCAACAGGATAATTACAGTTGATGAATTTGATCCACAGGCTATCATTGTAAATGTAACTGCTAAAACAACATGATAGAAACCGGACACTTAACCTCCGCACTGGTACAGAATCAGTTACCAGAACACATTCGGGATAATCCGGAGTATAGTAATTTTCATGAATTTTTGCAAGCATATTACCAATGGATGGAACAAACAGGTAAGGTTTCGGATAGGTCACAGAATTTATTAAATTATAAAGACATTGATTCCACAACGAATGAATTTCTGGACTATTTTACAAATGAATTTCTACCGTTTTTTCCAAAAGATACTCTATTAAGCAAACAAGAATCGATTAAAGTCGCAAGACAATTGTACCAGACAAAAGGTACACCGGCATCTTATGAGTTCCTCTTTCGTATACTATTCAACTCTGAGTTTGAAGTTTTCAATACAAAAGATGCGGTGTTTAAAGCCTCAGCTGGAACATGGTACATTGCCAAAAGTTTAAAGTTGGCTTCAAGTAACAGAAAATTCTTAGGCACACAAAACCTAAGAGTATTTGGTGAAGAATCTAAATCAATCGCAACGATTGAAAGTTGTGTATTATCTGGTGATAAAACCGAAATCTTCATTTCAAACATCGAAAGACTATTTGAATCTGGTGAATTTGTCCGTATTGTTGACAGTAATAACCAAGATGTTTTATTTGGTGGTGAAATACTGAGAGCTAAAGTTGTTGGTCAAATCAGTCAGATTAAAATTGATACGGTACGCAGAGGTTCATTGTATCAACCGGGTGATCCTGTTGTTGTTTATGGTGGCATAGAAGATACTGTCAATGGTATTGGCGCATCAGCTACTGTTCGTGATACAACCAAAGGATCAATACAACGTATCAATGTTGTTGAGGGCGGTTTTGGTTACAGTTTAAAACCAAATACCACAATAACAATATTAAATGGTGGTGGAGCTAAGGCCAATGTTGGTTCTTTGGCATACTTCCTACCTCCATCATACAGAATTGTCAATGCCGGCCAAGGTTATAAAATAAATGATAGAATAAACTATGATGATGCAGCATTCGCATATGTTTCTGGTGTAAGTGCTAACGGTTCAATCACAAGTATAAAATATGTTCCTTCTGTAAATGCACAAGCAATTGTTGGACTCACTGGTGTTGTAGTATCTTCAAATGCTTTGGCATCAGGTGCTGTTATAACAACATCATCAGCCGTAGGTAATGCAAGGTCGAATGTAAGTTTTCTACCAACAGATGTTATTGGTTTTAAAAGTAATACAATATTAAGCAATGCTAATTTCTTTTTTGCCAATTTAGCCAGTGCAAATGCAAACACAAGACTCATTGATGCTTTCACTTTCACAACACTTGAAACCGCACCAGTCTTTAACATAATTGTGGAGAATGGCGGCGGCGGATTAGCAACTATACCAGAAATTGAAGTCACATCAACATACTATACCGAAGATGAATTTAATGATTATGAAGCTTCAAACTCAGACATTGCTCCGTTAGGTATATTAGCTCCAGTGCAGGTAATCCGGAGTGGTGGTGGATATGCAGTCAACGATAAGATTGTGTTTACTGGTGGGTCAGGCACAGGTGCATTTGCAAATGTGACCTCGGTTGGTTCCAATGGCGCCATCACCGGTATAACCTATGTGTTTAACTCATTAGACCAGTTTGCAAAAACGCCACTAGGTGGTATGGGTTATAAGAATGAATATTTACCAACGGCAACCGTAGTTTCATCAAATGTTTCCGCATCTGGAGCGGTATTATCGGTACCAGGTATACTGGGAACTGGTGCAACATTCTCCTTGGTTGTAGATAGAGTTGGTGCCATCACAACAATCGATGTTTTAAATTATGGTGAAGATTATGAAACTAGACCACAAGTTTCGTTGCAAGTACAGGACATAGTAGTTTCAAATGTTGCAATTGAAAACTTGCCACGTAAAGGTGAGTACATCTATCAGGGTCCTACTATTAATCTGTCTTCATATACAGCTGTAGTCAATTCTGTTTCTCTTTTGGCACCTGATGCAAACACACAGTTATCACTGTACAATCTTCAAGTGTTTAATTACAATGCAAATCCGAATCCAGATTTACAGATGAAAATTTTGGGTGACGATAGAAACATCAACTTGAAGATGGCCAACACGGCTTTTCCACAGTTTCAAAAATCGTATCAATATTTTGATTCATTGGGCAATCAAACAATTTTTACAAGAAATTATAACAAACAAGGTTATATCTCTTATGGTGATGGTTCAGCTAAGGCAAATGCAACCTTCTTAAATGGTCTTGTGATTGGTGATGGTCAATATCTAACGACTCAGGGACAACCAAGTTCGTTTGACATTATGCAAGACAAAAGATTCAACAACTTCACTTACTTAATTACCGTTGAAAAAGAAATTGCAAAGTATAAAGAGGTTCTACTAGGACTATTGCATCCATTAGGCACGAATGTCTTAGGTCGTTATGGTTTAAAATCAAATAATAATGTAGATTATCATACATATTCAGCGCTGAATGATGGAAGAAACTTATCTTATCATCTTGGTGGAGATGTTTCTAATGCTGTGAGTATTGTGACAACATTTACCAATAGAAGCAACAACATAATTAAATTCAACAATTTGTTGGGTGCAAATCTGGCGAACATATTCACTGCAAATGTGAGTTCGATTCAAATTTCCACAAAAAATGGTCCGAATGTTTACTCTGAGGTTGTCTCTGTTAGCACTGCTGCAAACACAATCACTCTTGCGAGTAATGTATGGTTGACATATTCAAATGTTGCCATAGTTACAGGCAATACTGGTTCCAATACACTAAATATTACATCGTTAACAGGTCTATATGACTTGATGAACAACGGACAATATACAGATGCAGATTATCCAATAAGAGATATTGTTTTTGTGGGTGATTCGGTTCTGGTTGATAATAATACAAGCAAAATTGTTAACCAGATTGATTATGTGAATGGTAAAATATACTTAACAGCCAATTTATCATCAACTACAAATTCATATCTACAAGTTAATAGAAACTTTATTGCAAACAGTTCGATATCATCAAGTCAAATTAAGGTATATGGATCGGTTGGTTTATCATATATACCAGAACTTATCACACAGTCCGGACAAACTTTAAAAACAGAAGACGGAAAAATAATCCTATTGGGGTAAACAATGTCAACAGTAAAAATTTCGCAACTACCAAATCTAATTAACTTAGATGCAAACACATCAAATACAATATTGATTGGTGTGAATGTTTCATCTTGTGTCACCTCACAATTTACCATACAAACTTTATCAGCGCGCCTCTATGCCAACAACACATTAAATGTTGGTAACATTATCTTTACTGACGGCACCTCTCAAAATACTTCTTCACTATCAGCTCGGGTGTATGCAAATGGTGCTTTCATTCAGTCTAATGCTGCATTCTTACAGGCAAACACCACATCAGGTGTTGCAAACTCAGCCGCTTTGTATGCAAATGGTGCTTTCATACAAGCCAATACACCATCATCAACAGCAAACTCAGCAGCACTCTATGCCAATGGTTCATTTGTACAGGCCAACGCAGCATTCTTACGAGCCAATACACCACCATCTATAGCAAACTCAGCAGCACTCTATGCCAATGGTTCATTTATACAGGCCAATGCTGCATTTACTAAAGCAAACAATGCATTAGCAAACACAACAGGACTGCTTGCTGGTAATCTAACTGTTACTGGTACTACTACTGCACAAAAAGGTTTTGTATACACAACAAAAGTATTTCCTGGCGCACAGACTGCTATAACCATCGATATAACAAATGATTCGGTGGTAAGAGCACAAACCGCGGCAGGTTTAACAGTAACAGTATCCAATTTATTATCCGGTAAAGAAGTTTCTCTCTGGGTAACAAACACATCAGGTAATAATCAGACATTTACACATGGTTTACCAGCAATACAATCAACCGCCAACGCAACAACATATGCTATTCCATCCACATCAACAATTTGTGTGAAATATATGTGTTTTGATGAAACCTCTCAGAATAGTTTTGTATCCATTATACGCGCATAATAAATAAACCATGGCAAATAAAAACATACTCACAAATAACGCAAAAGTCTCACAGATAGACTTGTTGTATTACGCACCAGTGGCTGTGGTGCCGCCTGCAATTACAACACCTATCAATTCATTCTATTGCTTTCTGTCTAAGCCAACACCTTGGGCAAACGATGCAGAACCAACAACACCCAGCGCCGATTTAAAATCAATCAAACAAATCTACAAAAATATATTTGTTGCAAAGCAAATTAAAACAAGTGACATTTCTCCAATCATACAACGTATTGACTGGACAGCAAATGAAACTTATGATTATTTCCAAGATGATGTTGACATGACAGCAAAAGATGCCAATGGTTATTTGGTGAAACACTTTTATGTGAAGAACAAATACGACCAGATATTCAAGTGTTTGTGGAATAACAAAGGTAATCCATCGACACGCGAACCATATTTTGAACCAGGAACATATTCATCCAACAAGATATTCCAGGGAGATGATGGTTATAAATGGAAATTTATGTATACCATTGACACCGGTTTGAAGTTGAAGTTTATGGACAGAGAATGGATTCCAGTACAGACTGGATCAAACACACCAAACCCACTTATTACGACAGCTGGTGCAGGAAGTATTGATGTTATCAATGTAGAAAATGGTGGTAGTGGTTTCGACACTGTTAATGCTGTTGTCTTTGTGACAATAACAGGTGATGGTACCGGCGCAACAGCGTCAGCTAACGTAAGTGCTAATGGTATTGTACAAGATATCATCGTCAACAGTCCAGGTGGCAATTATACATTTGCAAACGTATCTGTTACCTCCACAATTGGTGGTAATTGTGTAGTCTCGACATCAACATCACCCGTTGGCGGCCACGGATTCGATCCAATATCAGAGTTAGGCTGTGGGCATGTTATGTTGACAGCACAGTTTGACGGTGATGAAAACAATTTTGTACCGACAGATATTGATTATCATCAGGTTGGTATATTGGTGAACCCAACAACAAGACAATATAATCCAAGTCCAGCCAATGGAAGTATATACAGTGCGACAACAAATATTGTTGTTGCTCCCGGAACAGAAGGTTATGTACCAGACGAGTTTGTATATCAAGGATTGTTAAGTGATCCATCTTTTTATGCTACAGTTTTGAGTTTTAACACTGAGTCCAACCTAATTAAGTTGATAAATACATCGGGAACTCCGTCAAATAACAGTCCAATATTTGGACAAACATCCAAAACAACAAGAACACTATTATCTTACAGTATACCAAACTTTGTAGTACACTCAGGTTACATGATCTATATTGAAAATCGTTCAGGTGTACAGAGAAGTGTTGATGGCATAGAACAATTCAGATTCGTATTAGGTTTCTAAGGAAAAAAAATGGCTTTAAATTTTAATGTTGATCCTTATTATGATGACTTTGATGGAGCAAAAAACTTTCATCGAGTGTTATTTAAACCTGGTGTTGCGGTACAAGCAAGAGAATTAACTCAAGCACAAACGATTTTACAAAATCAAATCACCAGTTTTGCGGACAACATATTCAAACAAAATTCTCCAGTTTCTGGAGGTCAAGTTACAACCGACTTCAACGTACACTATATTAAAATACAACCCACATTCAACAGTGTTAACATTGATGTTGAACAATTACAAAATAAATTATTGCGTAACGCTGACGGAACAGTTGTTGCAAGGGTACTCACAACAGCTGTAGCTACAGGTACAGCCGGCGAAGGTGATCCACCAACACTAATCGTTACTTATAAAACAGGTACACAGTTTACAGACAATGATGTTATCTATGATTCAAATTCAAACTTAACCTGTCAGGCAATACCTAGTGCGGCTACAGGATCATCTTCTGTCGTTTCAATTTCACAAGGTGTTTTCTACATCTTAGGTAATTTTGTACAAGTTTCACCACAAACTATCATACTAGACAAGTATGATAACACACCATCGAAGCGTGTTGGTTTGGAAATTACCGAAACAGTTTTTGATTATGCAAATGATAACTCATTATTAGATCCAGCTGTAGGTGCATCCAACTATCAGGCACCAGGTGCAGATCGTTATGTAATTAGCTTACAACTCTCTTCAAGACCACTCTATTTTGGTGACGATGACCTATTCATTGAATTGGTTCGTGTTGAAGATGGCAGTGTATACAAAATGGTTGACGGCTCTGTCTATGCAACTATCGATGACTACTTTGCAAAAAGAGATTATGAAACCAATGGTGATTATGTTGTTGAAGATTTTAGATTTACACCAAAAACTTATACTGGATATTCCGATAAGTATTTAATGAATGTTGGCAAAGGTTTAGCCTATGTTCGTGGGCATCGTGTAGAAAATCCATCACCAATCAACATCATTTCCAACAGAGCAAGAACATCAGCAACACAAAATAATGAACCAGCTTTCATAGATTTTGGTAGTTATTTTTTGGTAAGTAATGTTGCCGGTTCAGGAACATCAACCTTCCCAGTTACAACAGCTAATACTGTAGACTTCCACTGCGTAAGTCAGGCCAATATCAACACAGCAAATGCAACCACATACAACTCAACATTAGTCGCTACTGCTTACATTCGTGGATTACAATTTGATAGCAGCCCAACAAATGGACAATCAAACACATACATCTACAAAGCTCAAGTATATGATATTCAAAACAAATCAATATCTGCCAATGTAGCCGTAGCCGTAGCAAACTCAATAACTATAACATTTCCATCAATTAACGGGCAAACCTCATCGGTTGATGGTGCATATATTGGTGTTAACATTGTAATTACAAATGGTACAAATGCTGGTGAGTCCAGAACAATCACCGATTATATCGGATCAACCAGAGTGGCAACTGTCAATCAATCTTGGAGCATAATACCAGACACAACTTCTGTGTATGTTTTAAATTTTGATACGCCGGACATTGAAACTATGGCATTCGTAAATAAAACATCATACCCAGCTACAGTAATTGCTAGTGCAAAAATTGATACGACAGGTAAGGTTGGTAATGTTGCAGGAGGTGATACAATATTTCAAAATCCTAATGTGCCAGAGATGATTTACCCAATCGGTAATCCATATGTTTCTGGTATATTTTCACCATCGTATACGACACATCAAGAAATAACAGGTATAAACTTCAATGTTTCTGGTAGCACACTATCAGCATCATTGGCTTATACTGGAAGTTATGCGGGTGTTATCAAACACTTGGGTAATGAAGGCACAACACTTTCATCCGATGTTGTTGAACAGTGTTACACCATCATTGTGACGGATAAACAAGCCAATGCAAGTGTACAAAATGGCCAGATTATTCCTTGGACAATAAACTCAAGAAGCGTTTCATTGAATAATGATGGTTCAGTTGCAACATTTAGTACAGCAACTTCCGACTTATCAGCCTTCACTGCAACAATTATTGCTAAAGTATTTGTCACAGATGCAACTAATACAAGCCATATTTTAAGAATAAAGAACTTGGTGGTTGCAAATTCAAACACAGCAATTAGTAACACTTCGGGTACACAAGTTAACACCAACACATTTGTTGATGATTCTGCAACATCTACAGGTCAAGTCTACATCAGAGCTGCAGGTGTGTTAACACCCGGACAAACACAATCTCTGTATCTATCCGATGTTAAACGCATTGTTAAAATTATAGATACCAAAGCGGAAGGCACCGTGCCTACGGTTGCAATGTTAACTAATAGTTCGTATGATGTTACAAGCAGATACACGTTTGATAACGGACAAAGAGACAGTTATTACGATCACGCTTCCATTACATTGCGACCTGGTGCAACAAAACCTGTTGGCAATATACTTGTATTATTGGATTACTACAAACACACCGGTGGCGATGGTTACTTTAGTAAAATGTCATACATAGACAACTCAAGTTCGCCTGAAGATTACAGAGAAATTCCTGTACACATAAGTAAATATGGTGCATCATATGCATTGAGGGATTGTCTCGATTTTAGACCAGCTCGTCGGAATGCACAGACCAACTTTGAGTTTCGTTATTCTAATCCAGGATCTACCAGAATAGGTGTATTGCAGCCAGTGGATTTGAGCACCTTTGTTTGTGATTATTCTTTCTATCTTGCTCGTAAAGATAAATTGGTTTTAACTAAAGACAAGTCATTACAAATTATTGAGGGTTCACCGTCAATTAATCCATTAACACCGAATGAACCCGACGGATCTTTGGTGTTAGCAAACATAACACACAGACCATATACTGGTTACCTACCAACAGAATTAACATCCGGATTATCCGATTTGTCTGTTGAAGCTAAACAACATCGCCGATACACAATGTCGGATATTGCTGACTTAGACACCAGAATTAATCGTATTGAATATTATACAGCACTAAATTCATTAGAACAGAATGCGAATTCACTACAAATTTCAGATGTTTATGGATTGAATCGTTTTAAAAATGGTATTATGGTTGATGACTTTTCGAGTTTTGCGGCCGCAGATGCCGGTGTTGCAAATTTCAATGCATCTATCAATCGCAGAACAAAACAAATGACAGCAAAACAAACTGTCAATAATTTCCCATTAAAAAATATAGCATTAGCTTATAATATGAGTAGGCCTACAGTTGGTACCATTTCTGGATTGAATTATTCCATAACATCGGATGGATACACCAACTATTTCTCACTACCTTACACTTCAACCAATATTATTTCACAGAGATTGGCGAGTAGAAGTGTTAACATCAATCCATTTTCAGTAACAAATTCAAAAGGTATATTGTCATTGTCACCAAATGTGGACAATTGGGTTGACACAACATATTCACCATCACTATTAATTGTTGATCCTAACTTACACATATATCAGAGTTCAGCTGAGGTAAATACTTTACTATCTGGTGATTGGCAAACGGTTTCAGGAACAAGTACATTGGTTGGACAATCCACAACGACTGAATTTTCCCGAAGAAATGTTACAAATCATGGAGCGTTTGATGGTCCATTTGGTAGAAATGTTGGCTTCACAGAAAATTTAACTACAACTACAACCACCTCAACATATGAGAATATATCAAATCAGACTCAGAACAATTTATTGGGACACTATAGTCAAATAGATAACACATATTCGTTGAATAACGGTTACCTCACTGATATAAGTATCTTGTCATGGATGAGACCACAAGAAATTGTTGTTAGGTCTACAGGTTTATTATTTAACACTGAAATACACAATTTCTTTGACACGGTTAATGTTGATAATTATGTACACAAAACAAACATAATTGAACTCAGTGGTGTTGCTGGCACATTTAATCAAAATGACGTTATTGGTTATTTTAGTTCAGGACAATTTATTGCAACTGGCATTGTTGTTGGTGTGTATGATTATCCAAACTCAGACAACTTGAGACTCTATGTTGCTGGTGACGGTAAAACAACAACCTACAACAATGGTTTATCTTTGCGGAATGGATTCTTTGATGCTGCAGGTGCTTATCAAACAAATACCGGTCAAGGTACTTTTGTTAGCGCAGAACACTTCGGTGGTCTGGTACAATCTGTTCAAAACTCAACAACAATAACCTTGTCTTCATTGGCATCTTCTTCAAACACATCATATGTTGGTAGTACACTATACATCAATGCAGGCACAGGCCAAGGACAATCCGCGGTTGTTTCAGCATACAATGGAGTGTTAAAACGGGTAACATTGGCGTCAGCAGTGAGTTGTGCTGCAACGGATGTATATTCTATAGGAACATTCTCAAGCAATGAGGAAGGTAGTTTCTATGGTGTGTTTATTGTTCCGGCAAATACATTCCACACAGGCACCAGAGTGTTCCGTACAGATAACCGATTTAACAACAATGAAGAAACGGTAACAACATTTGCAGAAGGTAGTTTCTATGCATCTGGATTACAAGCGAACAAACAAAACATTGATTTCGGTGCTTCACCATCTGGAGCTAAAGACACCTTTACACAAACTCTAAAGAGAGATGTGTTGACAACAACAAATACAACCGAAACACAGTTGTCCAGATTTTACACACCTTATGATCCTGTTGCACAAACATTTATAATAGACCAGACAAACTTTCCTAATGGTGCATTTATTTCATCAATTAAATTATTCTTTGCTACGAAGCCTGCAACTGATGTTTCACCTGTAACACTTTCAATTGTTGGTACACTGAATGGTTATCCAAATGGTACCACATTAGATAACTCCATTGTTACACTACCAGCAAATCAGATAAAGGTTTCAGCAACACCGCAACACCTAGACTCAACAACATATACAGAGTTTGTGTTTAGTTCACCAGTCTATATTCAAACCAACACTTTATACTCCTTTATAGTTAGAAGTTCATCGAATGAGTATACTCTGTATACTGCTGCAAATGGTGATGTTGCTCTTCCTTCTTCAGTGAAAAATCTTTCAACAGATCCATATCCAAGTTCTATCACCAAGATTTCAGCTGCACCATATGTTGGTTCATTATTCATATCACAGAATTCGCAGACATGGACAGTCGACCAAAATCAAAGTCTAATGTTCTCAATAGATCGTTGTAAATTTGATATAACACAAACACCAACAGTGCGAATGGTTTTGCCTAAGAAATTGCCAAAGAGAACCTTGGTTACCAATGGCATCGAATACTACACAAATGCAAATACAATGAGTGATGTTGTCACAACAATTTCAAATGATAATATTTTGGTTGATGCGTTCAATGTAACTACCACAGACTTTATTCCATCAACAACCAGTGTAAATTACACATATGATGCAACGCTGCAAAACGGAACAAACACCGAGGCCGTGAATATAAATCCAGGTAAATATGGAACAACAATGTATGAACACATTTATTTAAATGATAATAAAGGTGAACGTGTATTGGTTGCAAACTCACAAACTTCTTTCTCACTTTACGGTCTATTGCGTTCAACTGACGATGCGGTTAGTCCTATCATTTCTGATGCAGGCACCTCGTTGTTTGCAATTAAATATGATATTAATAATTGTGTACTGTCAAACAATTTAATTTCAATTACTTCTGGTGGTTCTGGTTATAATGTCACAACAACCACTGTTACTATTTCGTCACCAACGGGCAAGAATGGTGAACAAGCGTATGCATCAGCCAATGTGGCAAATGGTGTTATTGATGCAATAACAATAACAACACCTGGTGCAGGTTACATTGAGACACCAACAATTACAATCGTTGATGCGAATACAACACCTGGCACAGGTGCAACTGCATTAATATCAGGTGAAACCTCAGTTAGTGGTGGTCCCGCGCTTGCAAGATATATAACCAAGAAGGTTGTGCTTGATGGTGGTTTTGATTCTGGAGATTTAAATGTGTACCTATCGGCTTACAGACCAGTCGGCACCGATATCAATGTCTATTACAAAATTTTGAGTAGAAATGACACTCAAGGTTTTGATGATGGTTACTGGCAGTTAATGACAAAAACAAATAGTTGTGATGCATTGCATTCACTGACAAGAAATGATGTACATGAATATACTTTTTCACCAGGAATTTTTGGTAGAGAAACTGGTCAAGTATCTTATCTGTCAAATAATGGCCAGACATACTACACATTCAGCCAGTTCGCAATTAAGATTGTCTTGACAACAACGGACAACACACTTGTTCCGTATCTGTCAGATATGAGGTGTATTGCATTGCCTTCAAATGGTGTTGTTGCTGCTTAATTATGGAATATCTGAAGGTTAAGGGAACTAAATTGGTGAGGGATACACGCAGTGGTGCCATTATCAACCAGGACAAAAGTGGATTGGAAGAATATCTTTCCAAGCGCCGTGTCCTGGAGTCTCAAAAAGAAGAAATAAATAAGGTCAAATCCGAAATGAAAAGTGTGAAAGACGATTTGATAGAAATTAAAAGTTTGTTACTAAAACTATTAGAAAAAGGTTAAAATGGCTAATACAGTTACCTCTTTAAGTTTTGCCAACACATTTGGCCACTGGCTAAATTCAACTGATGCACTCATATCAGAAAATAATATATTGGCAAAAGGCAACTATGTTAAAGATACAGGTACGCTGTTTTTGTCCGAATCGACACTCAATGCATTACAAGCCAATGGTAATATAATTGCACAAAAACAATTGCTAGTTCAGGGTGTGGGTTCTTCTGCAACCATACAAAACAATTTAACGGTACAGGGACAGGGACTTTTCACAAATACAGGACTCAGCATCAGTACAACAGCGAATGCAAATGTTGGTGGAATATTAACCGTCTTAGGATCAGGATTCGGTTTAGAGGTTGCAAATGATGCTAGAGTTGCTGGCGATTTGGTTGTTGGTGGGGATTTGGAATTAAATGTATTAGAAGCCAGACTTCATGTTAACACAGCAAACATTTCTATTACAGGAACAACATACACAAACCGATTGGCTGCAAACGGACACATCTCTTCGGATAGTCTAGTAGCTAATACAAATATTTTTACAAGTCGCGTTCAAGCCAACACATCGATAACAACAACATCGTTGCAGGCTAATACGATTATAAATGCAGCTGCCATCTCGGCAACAACAGGTATTTTTTCGAACACAATACAAGCTAATACAAGTGTTAACACTGCAACAGCTTCGATAATGAATACACTGTTTGCAAATGTTGTGCAAGCAAATACATCTACAAATACAGGAAATGCATCTGTAACAGGTACAGTATACACAAAACATCTGATAGCAAATAACACAATCACCGGTTTTGACATTTATGCCACCGGAAATGTTTACAGTAATAATAATCTAACTGTAACAGATTCTTTGGATGTTTTTGGTAATGCTCGTATTACAAATAATGTGTCTACCAACATTGTTTTTGCAAACACAGCAAGTGTACAAGGTAATCTTACAATTGTTGATACCACAACCACAACACAATTGGTGGTGGTTGCAAATATAATTACACCTGAAATATTTTCAGTAACTAGTTATTCCGATTACTTTGAAGCAAACACGGATATAATAACACCAACCATAACCGTTGAAGGTACAGGATTCATCCAAGTATTACAGGCAAATTCATCTACGAATACTTCTAATGCAAGTGTGACAAATACAATATATGTAAAAGATTTAGTTGCAAATACTTCTGCAATAATTCCGGCCGTGTTCACATCTGGTATAACAACCACAGATGTGTTGCAGGCGAATTCTAGAATCGGCAGTGCATTGTTAACCATATCAGGTGTTTCGACAACAGGTAGTTTACAAGCAAACACATCGACAAATACATCGAATGCTTCAATCGTAAACACAACCTATACAAAACATCTGGTAGCAAACACCAGCGTTATCACACCAACAATATTTGTGTCTGGTGCAACAGTCACTAGTACATTGCAAGCTAATGTGTCAGCAAATACACAGACACTGCGTGTTTCAGAATTAATTGATGGTAATAATGCTACAGCATTTATAAACAATGTATTCGTCAATAATGATTTAACTGTTGCTGGTAATTTTGTTATTGACGGTACAACCGTTTACAATTCCGACAGATTTGTAATAAATGCCGGAACAAATGTAGCAGACATAGGTTATTTTGAAGTAAATCGCGGCACTGGAAGTACAAATGCACACATTCGATGGAATGAACCACAAAAACTTTTTGATGTTATTGATGTTGGTTCAAATAGTTACTATAGAATATTAACATCCGACTTAATTAGTGGTTCGTTAACATCAACAAGTTCGGCCACTGTTGCATCTTCTGCTGCAGCAAACACATTAAACAACACAATTACAACAGCAAATAATTTTCTACAGGCTGCTGTTGTCTCGGCGGGTTCATATGCTAATGCAGCATTCATTGCCGCAAATACATCAGACACCAAAGCTATTAATGCTGGAGCATATGCGAACGCAGCATTTAGACATGCAAATGCAGTTTTCGTTTCAGCAAACAATGTTTCATTTGAACCTGCTTTCAGTCATGCAAATGCAGCTTTCACAAAAGCAAATAATGTTATTGCAAGTGTTACCGGTACATCAGGTTCAATAACAGCCAACAGTGAAGGTATAACACTTGGAAGTAACAACGGCATAACTATTAATTCCACAGGTGCAAACACCTTAACAATTAGTACCGCCCAAGACATACGAACAACTGCAACACCAACATTTGCTGGATTGAATCTCACTACACCACTCGGTGTTAGTCAAGGTGGCACTGGTGTAACATCAACATCAGCTATTTTAAATGCAATACTACCATCTGGTGCAACATCAGGTTATGTATTGACAACTGGTGGTGTTGGTAATTATTTTTGGGCTGCCGGTAGCGGTGGCGGTGGTGGTGGCGCAACACCAGGTACCACAATAACCTCTACGAGATTAACATATTCCGGTGATAGCTCGAATACTAAATTTATAACACCAACTTTCAACAACTCAACACAACTAAGAGCATACATTAACGGTGTTCGTCAGTTGGAATCTGAATACCATGCAAATACGGGCAATTCAAGAATCATATTCTCAACAGCACCAGCTGTAGGAGACTCGATACTTCTTGAAGTTGATGGTTATGCTGTGTATGAATACTTTGCAAACAATATTGCTTATACAACAAATGAATTTTTAGGTGCAGCAAACACAATACAAAGTGCAATTGATACATTAACAACAAGTGCAGCATTTGAAAGTGGTGCAATATTTGTGGGTAATGTTACTGGTCTGACAATGAATATTGCTGCCAGTAATACTTCATTTGCAACCACAGCATATGTTAAAAATGTTTTAGGTAGCACAGGTACATATGCAATCAATACAACTGGAAATGCTGGCTCAGTAACCAATGGTGTTTACACTTCCGAATCATATGCAAATCCAGCGTTTATAACATCACTTGCAAATACCAAAATTACTGGAGTAATAACATCTGGTCAACTTGCAAGCACAGCAGTTAGTGCTTCATCTGTTGGTTCAGCCAACCAAGTATCAAGATTTACCGTAGATGCACAGGGTCGTTTGACTTCAGCAAACAGTGTTGCGATTTCAATTCCAATATCTCAAATATCCAACTTCCCAACATTAGTAGCATCAGCCACAACAGACACAACCAGTGCAACCAACATTACTTCTGGTACACTACCAGATGCGAGACTGTCTGCAACTGGTGTAGTCAATGCGGCTTATGGTGGCGCAAATAAGGTTGGTACATTTACTGTAGATGCAAAAGGTAGAATCACTGCTGCTGCAGATTTACAAATTGCAATTCAAAAATCACAAATATCTGACTTTCCAACATTAGCAACATCAGCTACAACAGATACAACTAATGCGGGCAACATCTCATCTGGTACCTTAGCTGAAGCCAGATTGCCAGCTTCATTTGCAAGACTTACTGGTGCAATATTCACTGGTGAAACCACTGTAACTGATGGTGGTGGTAAAGTTAGATTACTACCAAATGGTGATATCTATGCATATAGGTCCGGAGGAGCTTCTGGTATTGTTCATTTGAATAGCTCAGGAACAAGATATCTATACAATGATGGAACAAAATATTACCTTAACGGACAAACGTTGGATATTAATGGTTCACAGGCCACGACATTAGCAACTGGTGGAATTGTTACTGGAGGATATAACTTCAGATCAACAGTGTCTGTTGGTTCATCTGGACAATCAGGAACATTGGCTGCATATGGTTCAGGATCTTTGAGTGACAGTGCTTCTATGTCTTTTCATAGACCAGGTTCTTATGCAATCAATATGGGACTCGACTCCGATAGTGTATTCAGATTAGGTGGATGGTCAAACGGAACCAATGCTTATAGATGGACTTCCGATACAGCAGGCAACTTTGTTGCAAGCGGCAACGTTACTGCTTACTCTGATGAAAGATTGAAAACAAACATCAAAACAATTGAAAATGCATTAGACACCGTATCTAAAATGCGTGGTGTAACTTATGAAAGAATCGATTCTGGCATCAAAGGTGTTGGTGTTATTGCACAAGAAATGAAAGAGGTTCTACCTGAAGTAGTTATGGAAGCGTTGAGTGATGATGAATATATGTCCGTTTCATATGGCAACATCGTTGGTGTTTTGATTGAAGCAATTAAAGAACTTAAAGCCGAGATTGAAGAATTAAAAGGACAGAATAAATGACAACAAAGATCACGCCATCGGTACTGGCAAACACAGCAGTAAGTGCCGGATCCTATGGTAGTGCGACTGAAATGTCGGTCGTTACAATCGATGCACAAGGTAGAATCACTGCCGCTTCGGCGGCTGCAGCCAGTTTAAGTACTACACAAATTACAAGTGGAACATTTGCTGACGCAAGACTTCCTGATAAAGTGACAGCAACATCGGCTGGGTCAGCCACACAAGTGTCAAGGTTTACTGTTGATGCCAAAGGTAGAATCACCTCAGCAAATAGTGTTGCAATTGCAATTCCAAAATCACAAATAACAGACTTCCCAACACTAGTAACCTCAGCGACAACAGATACAACCAGTGCAAACAACATTACTTCTGGTACATTACCGGATGCAAGACTGTCCTCAACAGGTGTGTCAGCGGCTTCTTATGGTAGAACTAGTTATGCAATTAGTCTGACTGTTGATGCCAAAGGTAGACTCACATCAGTAAACAGTGGACCTATTGCAATAACCTCCGCAGCAGTCTCTGGATTGTCACCCTCTGCCACCACAGACACAACAAATGCAGACAATATATCTTCAGGCACATTGTCTAAGGATCGTTTACCTGCGTCTGGTGTGGTTGCACAATCTTATGGTGGACAAGCTAGTGTACCTAGGTTTACAATTGATGCTGCAGGAAGAATAACTAGAGCAAACAATATTGCAATTGGTATTTCAGCCGGTGCGGTCACAGGATTATCCGGTGTTGCAACATCCGGTTCATATGTTGATTTATCAAACAAACCAACCATACTTAGTAGAGTGGAAACATTGGAAGCAGCGTATCCTGTTGGCACAATTTACTTGAATGCTTCAAATCCTGAAACACCAAACACACTATTGGGCATTGGAACATGGCAAGCTGTTTCAAATAGTAACTTTACACCAAGTATTTCTCCACTATATGTGTGGAAACGAACTTCCTAATGTGATAAATACCTCTAAAAGGGGTTAACAAATGCCAGCAGGTTACCAAGAATTATTTTTAGAGCAAGGCTCAAACTTCAACACATCGGTAGCTCTCGATCAGGCCGATGGAACACCGTTCTCTTTAACCGGCGCACAGATTAAAGCCGTTATGAAGAAGAGTTATTATTCCAGCAGCACTACAGCTCAATTTGTCATCACTGTCAATGATCCAACAGAAGGTATACTTCTTTTATCATTACCGTATGCGAATACCGCAAACATTGCTGCAGGACGATATGTCTATGATGTTGTTATTAAAGATTCATCAAACACAGTGTCTAGAGTTTTAGAAGGAATTGTTAATGTTTTACCTCAAGTTACTGTATTTTAAAGGAATAACATGGCAACAGTAACAGTTAGACAACCAGCGACCATTAAGGTTCGCGTTGAGGGTCAAAAAACAAGAGTACAAACACTGACGTATGGTACCAAAACAATGAGAAGTCTAACCGACCTATCATTAGAAGGCGCAAATACAGGTGATGTAATTATATATAACTCAGAAACAAAAACTTTTAGTGCAAAAGGTTTGGGTACAGGCACACCTGTGCATGGTAGTTTAATACCAACACAGTCCAGAACATTCGACTTGGGTAGCAGAACACAAAAATTTCGAAGTCTATTTCTGAGTGGTAATACAATTGACTTGGATGGTACAGTTATCAAGGTTGAAGCCACAACAGGTGCAATTTCTTTTGTAGCTGCGCCAACTACTGCCATTCCAAATCCTATTGGGATTGTTGTGTCACCAATAGGTGGTTTGGTTCCTGTTCAATCTGCAAACGGTGTAATTTCAGATGCAGCAATTCAAGCTGCTTCGGCCAATTCAATAACTTACCTGGCTTTCGCTGGCGCTGATGCAGGCTTCTTTTAATGGCAAATACAACCATACAGATCCTAAGATCGTATGCAAACACTCAACCGTCATCGTTAGCTGATGGTGAGTTGGCTTTTTCTTTTCTCTCAAACACTCTTTTTATTGGCGACCAAAGCAATAATGTTATAGGTATTGGCGGTGCAGCTTTCGTGGCCAATGCAATTAGCATAATTGACGGTGGCGGGTTTTAATAAATAGATAATAGTATTCAACCCATACAACAAGGATAATAATAATGGCAAATACCTCAATTCTGATTAAACGTTCCACTACGACAGGAACACCAGCGAGTTTGGCTGCCGGTGAGTTCGCGTATTCTTATCAATCCAATACATTATTCCTTGGCTCACCGGCCGGTACAGGTGTAGTCAATGTTGGTGGGCAATATTACACCTCACAGGTAGATAATGCAACATCTGCATCAACAGGTGGAACACTTGTTCGCCGTGATGCAAACGGTAATGCTGCGTTCGGACACATTACCGCAACAAGTATTACTGCGTCTGTTTCTGGTAATGCAAATTCTGCAACACAATTCCAGACAGATAGATTTATTAATATATCTGGTGGTGACATTACGGCATCGGCACAATTATTTAACGGCACCGCAAATGCAACATTGAGTGCATCTCTTAGTGCTGTTGCTGGGCTTACTGCTGGTATATACGGTGGAACAACAACTGTTCCTGTACTTACTGTTGCCGCAAACGGTCGAATTATGTCGATTGCCAATTCGGCAGCCATATCAACATCTATAGGTATTGCTGGTGACGCCGGTACCGATACTGTTTCACTTGCTACAGACACACTAACATTCGCTGGCGGTGCAGGTCTTACATCTACAGTAACAAACAACACTGTAACTTTAGATGTTGACAATACTGTTGTTCGTTCGAACACAGCAAGCTTGAACCAGATCATTGACGGCAACGTTCAGATTAGCGGTAACTTGAGTGTTTTAGGTACACAAACAGTTATCAACACAAACGTATTAGAAGTTAAAGACCCATTAATCTATTTGGGTGGAAACAATTATGTATCAGACATTGTTGATATTGGTTTTGTTGGAAATTATAATTCGGGTGCAGCGAACCTTCGATCTGGTTTAATTCGCCACGCTGGCACAAAAGAATTCTACGCATTTGATAGTTACACCGGCAGCATTGACAACAACAGTATAGATGTTACAAGTGGTGGATTCAATACAGCCAATCTTGTTCTTAATGTTGTTAAAGCAAATGTTATTGGTAATTATGTTAGAACATCAAGTGTTACAGCTCCAACTGGTAACCTAAGTGTTGGACCAGCTGCAAACGCAACAGTCTTCTTCTCGACAGGTAATGTTACTGTTCCAGGAAAAATTACTGCTAACGGCATAGACTTACAAGATTACATTGCAAGTGCTTTCAATGCGGGTAATGCTGCAGTTACTTCAACATCAACACTAACAAGTGGCGCTATTATTATTGGTGCTGGTGGTAATAATGTAACTACGCTATCAAATACAAACTTTGCATTAACTGGTACTCTTGGTGCAGCCAAAACAATCACTTCACTTACTGTTGATGCATACGGCAGAGTAACCGCAGCGACTGCTGCCGATATTTCTGGATTAACAGTTGCTCAAGGTGGTACTGGCGCAGCAACATTTAGTAACGGTGGTCTGTTAGTTGGTTCTGGTACTGGTGCAATCGGTGTACTTGCAAATACAAACTTTGCACTAACAGGTACTCTCGGTGCGGCCAAAACACTTACTTCATTGACTGTTGATGCTTACGGCCGTGTAACTGCTGCAACATCAAGTGACATATCCGGTCTAACTGTTGCACAAGGCGGTACAGGTGCTTCTACATTTACCTCAAAGGGTATTGTGTACGGCGATGGTACAAACGCAATGGCAGTTACTGGTGCTGCAGGTACAGCAGATCAAACATTCTCTAATCAATTACTCACTGTCACGAATGCTGGCGTACCGGTATGGACAAACACTCTTGACGGAGGACAATTCTAAGCTGACTATATAATGTATTATGTTTTTTATGATAGGAGTTTGAAATGGGAAATGACAAGTATATAAATTATTACATTGAGACATTGACGGCCACCATGACCGACTGTGTAATCCGAAATGTCTCAATGCAAGCTAATGCAAAAATTACCGATGAGGTTGTTAAGGAACAGGTTGAGAAGATTGATGTTTTAACAAAATCAAACGATGAGTTGAAACGGGTTATAGAAGAGTTTAAACAAAATATTAATAAAGCTGATAATGAAACAATCCAAAACTTAAAAGTTAAGGTTGCGGAAAGTGAATTGAATGTATCGAATTTAACCAATCAACTCACGGAGCTTAACAACAAATATAGAGACTATGATAGTGTAAGGAATCAGGCAACTCATGTCGATACCTTTAAGTCCGAATTGATTAGAGCCAGAGAAGAAACGAATAAAACTCGCGGAGAACTGGAAACAAAAATCAATTCTTTGATAAGTGAAAATAATGGTAAAATCGAAGCATTGAATGGTCAACATGAAAAGACTATTAATTTACTGATACAAAAGCATGAAACTGAAAAGAGTGTATTCAACTCAAAGGTTGAAGAACTTGTTTCAAAAATTGAATACTTACAACTACCTCCTGCCAAAAGAAAAAAAATTGATGAGCTAAATAAAGAAGCAACACCAACCACACTCACGGATTTGGTCGGTGTTGATGGCGTAATCAAAGATGGTGGAACGTTTTAAGTAAATGTCAAACACAGCAATCCAGTTAAAAAAATCAGGCGTAACAGGAAACACACCAAGCACATTATCGTTTGGTGAGGTTGCACTTAACTATGCCGATGGAAAGCTGTTTTATAAAAATGGACTTGGTGGTACATCGTTTATCACCAACCAATTTTCTTTTGATACAATCAATGCTAACAACAGTTTGGTGTTGGCATCTGGTTATTCAGACACACTTTCGTTGGTTGCTGGTAATAATATTACCATCAGCACCAATACGACAACAAAAACAATCACATTCAATGCAACCTCAGGTGGCGATGTTGCGCCAGCATTTGAAAAGGCTAATGCGGCTTATATTCATGCCAATGCGGCTTTTGCGAAGGCAAATACGGGCACAACAATATTGGATGTAGATGCACAGATTGTTGCTTTCACTATCGCATTTAGTTGACACGATAAATATACAATATCAGGAAATTTAAATGGCAAATGTTTTTAAAAATCAACTCCAAGCTGCGGTAGGCACATCACCCGTAACAATATATACGGCAGGTGCTGGTGTTTCCACGACTGTCATTGGTATGACTATCGCAAACATATTGAATGTACCTATAACAGCAAATGTTATTGTAACATCTTCTGCATCAGATTACTATATGGTAAAGATGGCAACTATCGATCCAGGCAGTTCACTAATCACAATTGGTGGTGAACAAAAACTTGTATTGGAAGCCACAGATTCACTTAAAGTATCTACAAGCAACGCATCGGCAGCTGATGTAATTTTAAGTCTGTTGGAAATAACATAATATGAAGTTCTCTTATATCGGTAATCAGGAAAACAAAGACATAACGATAACGGGTTCTTATGCGAACTCTGCATTTTCACACGCTAATGCAGCATTTGCAACTGCTAATAGTATTCAAAATGCAATTTCTGGTGAATTTGATTATGGGTTAATAACTGATGTAAATAATACAATCCAAGATTACGGAACAATATAAATATAATCATGTCCATAACATTAAAACATCGCAGAGGTAATACAGTATCCCACAGCACCTTTACAGGAGCTTTGGCTGAAATTACCATAGACACAGACAAAAACACTGTTGTTGTACATAACAATTCAGTCGCTGGTGGTTTTCCCTTAGCGAAAGAATCTGATGTATCAATTGTAGTTTCACATGCAAATGCGGCTTTTGTACAAGCCAATGCTGCATTTGCTGTTGCTAATTCTGGTTCTGGTGCAGCATCAGCTGGTTCATATGCTAATGCGGCTTTTGTACAAGCCAATGCAGCCTTCACCGCAGCCAATAATGCTGTTGATACTTGGGTTCGTGACGCTGCAAATGCAGCCAGTTCTTATGCTAACTCAGCTTTTACTCAAGCAAACACATCTACTACTAATGCAGCAACAGCAGATGGTAAAGCCGTAACATCTGGTTCATATGCTAATGCTGCATTCTTGCAAGCCAATACAGCAATTAATAATGCTGCTGGTGCAAGTCTATATGCTAATGCGGCTTTTGTACAAGCCAATGCAGCCTTCACCGCAGCTAACAATGCTGTTGATACTTGGGTAAGAGATGCAGCCAATTCAGCTAGTTCATATGCGAATGCAGCTTTTCTTGCTGCAAATACGGCCGACTCAAAAGCAGTATCAGCTGGTTCTTATGCAAACTCTGCATTCAGTAGAGCCAACAATTCGTTAAACATTACCACCGGTGGTACAGTTACTGGCGATGTTATTATTACTGGTAATTTAACTATTCAAGGTGAGCGCACTTACGCAAACACGCAAACAGTATTGATTGCAGATAACATCATTACTGTAAATGCCGCTATCGATCAAGCTTCTGCACCAGCTTTTAATGCTGGTATTGAAGTTGATCGTGGTTCTTCCGCCAATACAGCTTTGCTTTGGAATGAATCTACTGACAAGTGGACCGCAACAAACGATGGCACAAACTATTTTAACCTTGCTTCTGATGCGGCTGAATCATACGCAAACTCGGCTTATACACAGGCTAATACAGCCGATGGTAAGGCAGTTACGGCTGGTTCATATGCCAATTCGGCTTATACACAAGCAAACACTGCTACAACGAATGCGGCAACTGCTGATGGTAAAGCCGTAACAGCTGGTTCATATGCTAACTCAGCTTTCACTCAAGCCAATACCGGTACAACTAATGCAGCAACAGCAGACAGTAAGGCAGAAACAGCTGGATCTTATGCTAATGCTGCTTTCTTGCAAGCAAACACTGCTGCAACAAATGCAACAAGTGCTGGTTCATATGCTAATGCATCGTTCTTACAAGCTAACTCCAATTTTACAAGTGCTGTCACTAAGCTAGTAGTTACAGCTCCTGGCATGTACTATAGTATTGACCAATATTCAGGAAATAATCCTACAATATACATCTCCGCTGGTGAAACAATATCATTTCTTTTAGATAATTCTGGTCATCCGTTCATGTTACGGGTGTCATCGGGTGGTTCGAATTATAATACAGGCTTAACACATGTTAGTACTAGCGGTGTGGTATCAACAGGTTCTGCCGCTCAAGGACAAATAGACGGTACTCTTTATTGGAAAGTTCCTTTCGATCTAGTAGGTTTAACTTATGTGTACCAATGTTCAGTACACTCGGGTATGGTTGGTGATATCGTTATTCAACAACCAGTTTCTTTTGTTGCGTCTAATACAGCATTGGCATATGCTCAAGCAAACACTGGAACAACATTAGCACAATCAGCTTTCAACTTGGCCAATTCATTATCTGGCGGTACTTCTACAGATAATTTCGCTAGAGATTCAGCCAACTCAGCTGGTCAATACGCAAACTCAGCTTATACTCAAGCAAACTCAGCATATACCCAAGCGAACACTGGAACAACATTAGCACAATCAGCTTTCAACTTGGCCAATTCATTATCTGGCGGCACTTCTACAGATGGAATTGCTAGAGATACAGCCAACTCAGCTGGTTTATACGCAAACTCTGCTTTTCTTGCTGCCAATGCAGCATTCACCAAGGCTAACACAGGTGGCGGTGGTTCTGGTCTGTTCAATTCTGCAATCAATGTAGCAACTGGTTATGCAGTCACAAGTGCTTTGGCAAATGCTGTAGTATTTACTGCAAACGCAACAGTTCATTCTATCTATGTTACAAACATTGGTGCAAATGTTGATGCTGCAGTAACTATTACTGGTGACTTTACACCAGCAGGTTCTTCTGCAAATGTTTCATTGTTTAGAAATATTCCAATACCATCTCGTTCTTCTGTAGAGATGTTGAAGAAGCCACAAGTTGTTAAGGAAAATGACATTATCAAAATGCAATCGTTCTTCAATGGTGTTGCTGCTTCTTCTAATGTACACGCAACTATTGTGTATGAAACTACTGCACTATCTACATTCGATAGAGAAGCTAAATTGGCTAACACAGGTTACTCAACACTCTATACTGCAACAGGTAGTCCTGCGGTTATTGAGAGTATCAAAGTTGTTAACCAAGATACTGCATTTGGCAACCACGCAATTAGTATTATCTGGACAAATTCAGCCAATACAATACAAGGTTACATGGCCAAAGAGATTATTTTACCTGCAAACTCCACAATCGAGTTGTGTGAGGCACCAAAATATATGTACACTGGAGATAAACTAGATATATTTTCATCATTATCTAACGTAGTATCGGTGTTCGTATCCGCTAAACGCACTTCATAAGAGAAATACTATGGCAATTAGTGGAATATTGACAAGTCGGAATCATTATAACCAGAGGGTTAGTGGTTTGTGGCCGACAATTTCTACATCTCTTTTTATTGTAACACCAGCATCTTCAAGTGTCAATGAAGGTAGTTCTTTAACATTTAATGTTACTGGACAAAATATTACCAATGGAACATATTATTATACTATTAATAATATCTCAACTGCGGCTGGTGATTTTTCAGCCAGTTCAGGTTCATTTACGATTACAAACAATGCCGGATCATTTACAGTAACTGCGGTTGCCGATGCAACAACTGAAAATAGTGAAACATTTACAGTATCAGTACGAACCGGCAGTGTTAGTGGTACTGTAGTTGCCACAAGTAGTTCGGTAACGATTAATGATACTAGTTTGACACCTGCATCGGCTGGCCAATCGGCCATTTTTGGTACCAGTACCTATGATGGAGTGAATTTTACCAATATAGTTTCAAACACCGGAGTCGTTCAGAATAATGTTGCGGGTGTTGGTACTAATAGGGCTGGTTATGCCGGTTCAAGTTATGGTACAGATAAGGCAATTTTTGCGTTTGGTGAATCTACAAATGAAAGAAAATTAATTTCAAATATCGGCGTTGTAGCATCAGCTGTTGCGGGTGTAGGAACGATTCGTTACTACCTTGCGGCCGCTCCATTTGGCGGCGACAAAGCTATATTTGGATATGGCATTGGGCCTGGTTCCGTTAGAGTATCAATAACCAACCTAGTATCAAACACTGGCGTTGTTGCTAGTGACGTAACCGGAGTAGGAACAATTAGAGGCCAGCTAGCTGCAACAAAATATGGCACTGATAAAGCTATATTTGGATATGGCATTGGCGCAGGCACGAGTTTTACCGCAATAACCAACCTAGTATCAAACACAGGTGTTGTTGCTTCTGATACTACAGGTGTAGGTACTGCTAGATACTGGCTTGCAGCTGTAACCTATGGCACAGATAAAGCTATGTTTGGTTATGGACTAGGTGCAGCTAATTATTCACTAACCAACCTAATATCAAATACAGGTGTGGTATCTACTGACACTACGGGTGTTGGTACTGCTAGATGGGGATTAGGAGGCGCAGGTTATAGTACAGATAAAGGCATATTTGCTTATGGTGCGGCGTCTGCTGGTGTGCCGTTATCAATGAAGAATCTGGTTTCAAACACTGGCGTTGTTGCGGCTGATGCAGCGGGTGTAGGTACTGCCAAGTCGGTCATTACCGCGGCTTCTTTCGGTCCATAACAATTAACCAACCTAAATATTTCTTTTACAACAACCTTTTTTATGGATAAATTATGGCATCAAATCTAAACTCTGAATTCAACTATCGTTACCAAGTTATTGGTAGTACACCGTGGGAAAAAATTAAAACTCTACAAGGCTTCCTAGTCGGTAGAAAACGCGCAGCAGTACTTGAAGAATGTGCAGAACTTAAATATCGAGCTAAACTAGAAGAGTTGGAACACCTAAGATCAATACCGGCAGCAAACCACCTGATTTTAAATTTGCGTGCTGAAATTCTAGAATTAGAATCACACTTAGATGACCAAAAACATGCATTCGAACTTAATCGTAAAGAGATTAAAATATTGGAAAAGTTAATGTCAGAACTTTATACTGAAGTAGAACCAACAAGACTTAAACACGAAGACGGTACACCTTATACAGACGATGAGATGTTTGAGGCGAATGCTAACTATGAATTTACGGTAACGATTGGTCGTGAGATTCAGGCAGAAATTATTGCCAATGGTAGACCAAGTCCTGCAAAATTGTTAAACGCAATGAGTAATCCACAAACATTGGAAACACTAAAGTTGGTTGGTATTGTACCAAAAGAAACCTTCTTGTTAGCAGAAAAAGACATAGTTCTCTCAATTGAAAACAACCCAACCGAATAAAGTAAATGAGTATTTTAAACGATATATTTTCGTTGCGTCAGATGAATGAACTGAGAGCAGATGGGTTGTGGCCGACTAGTTCTACAGGTATTTTTATTGTAACACCTGCAGCATCAAGTGTTAATGAAGGTAGTTCTTTAACATTTAATGTTACTGGACAAAATATTACCAATGGAACATATTATTATACTATTAATAATGTAACTACTGCAGCCGGTGACTTTTCAGCCAGTACTGGTTCATTTACGATTACAAACAATGCCGGATCATTTACAGTAACTGCGGTTGCCGATGCAACAACAGAAGGAGCTCAAACATTTACGGTATCATTACGAACCGGTAGTGTTAGTGGTACCATAGTTGCTACAAGTAGTACAGTGACAATTAATGATACTAGTTTGACACCTACTTATACACTAACACCTGCATCTTCAAGTGTTAATGAGGGTTCAGCACTAACATTTAATGCTGGTGGAACAAATATTGTTAATGGAACATATTACTGGTCAATTAATAATGTAACTACTGCAGCCGGTGATTTTTCAGCTAGTACTGGTTCATTTACAATAACTTCTAATGCCGGATCATTTACAGTAACACCAACGGCTGATGTAACAACTGAAGGTGCAGAAACATTTACGGTGTCATTGAGAACTGGTAGTACTGGCGGCACAGTAGTTGCTACGAGTAGTACAGTGACAATTAATGATACTAGTGTCACCATCGTATCTACACAGAAAGCTATATTTGGATATGGATATGCCGGCGCCGGTAATCTTTCAATGACCAACAAAGTATCAAATACCGGTGTGGTCGCCGCTGATACTACTGGTGTTGGTACTGCTAGGTTAGATCCGGCGGCTACGAGATATAGTACTGATAAAGCTATATTTGGATATGGTGTTGGTGTCGCATATTATTCATTGACCAATCTAGTATCAAACACCGGTGTTGTAGCTACTGATACTGCTGGTGTCGGTACTGCTAGAAGAGGTCTTGCGGCTGCAGCATATGGCACAGATAAAGCTATATTTGGATACGGTGAAGGCGGCGGCGCTAATCTTTCAATGACCAACAAAGTATCAAATACCGGTGTGGTCGCCACCGATACTGCTGGTGTCGGTACTGCTAGAAATAGTCTTGCTGCCGCAGGATATGGTGGTGATAAAGCGATATTTGGTTATGGTACTGGAGTCGCTACTTATAATTCAATGACCAACAAAGTATCAAATACCGGTGTGGTCGCCGCTGATACTACTGGTGTTGGTACTGCTAGGTGGGGAGTAGCAGCCGCAGGCTATGGTACAGATAAAGCTATTTTTGGATATGGATATATTGGTACCGGTGATACTGGCAGTACATCAGTGACCAACTTAGTATCAAACACTGGTGTTGTAGCTACTGATACTGCAGGTGTTGGTACTGCTAGGCGTAGTTTAGCAGCCGCAGGCTATGGTAACGATAAAGCTATATTTGGATACGGAGCAACAACTGCGGGCGGCAACCAGGTTTCAATGACCAACCTAGTATCAAATACCGGTGTGGTCGCCGCTGATACTACTGGTGTTGGTACTGCTAGGTATTCTATAGCTGCTGCCGGTTATTCACTAACTTAAATTGACAAAGGTAACATAAAATGACAGACTTAGAAAACATGCCTGAACCAACAGCAGAAGAAATTGCTCAAGCAAGAGAAAACGCAGTGAATGCAGAACATCCAGCATCATGGGTTTGGGACGAAACCGCAGTATCATATGTTGCACCGGTAGCAATACCAAATGATGGTTATCCATACTTATGGGATGAAGCTACAACTAATTGGGTACCATTTCCAGATTTTCCTAGAGGTTAAAATTCACAATGGCAGATACAAATATTACAGGGCCACTTTGGGGTTACGAATACCGAAGCAGAAGACTTGCTGGCTTGTGGCCAACTAGTGTTTATGTAGCACTTACCGGCACACAGAAAGCTATATTTGGATATGGATATACAAATACAGTATTATCAATGACGAACCTAGTATCAAACGCAGGTGTTGTTGGTAATGATGTCACTGGTGTAGGTACTGCTAGAAATGGATTAGCAGCCGCAGGGTATGGTAGTGACAAGGCTATATTTGGATATGGTAGTGTAAGTACTTATACTGCAGTAACCAACAAAGTATCAAACACAGGTGTAGTTGCTACTGATACTGCAGGTGTAGGTACTGCTAGAGATAGTTTAGCAGCCGCAGGTTATGGTACTGATAAGGCTATATTTGGATATGGATATGCTTCCTCCGGTCCAAAAGTGTCAATGACCAATCTAGTATCAAACACCGGTGTAGTTGCTAGTGATACTGCTGGAGTAGGAACTGCTAGAAGTGGATTAGCAGCCGCAGGTTATGGAACAGATAAGGCTATATTTGGATATGGCTCTACCAATGTCGATACGGCGATAACTAATCTAGTATCCAATACCGGTGTTGTAGCTACTGATACCGCTGGTGTTGGTACTGGTAGATATTATCTAGCAGCCGCAGGTTATGGCGGTGATAAAGCGATATTTGGATATGGACGTAATCAATCAGCATCAACTTTTTCAGTTACCAATCTAGTATCCAATACCGGTGTTGTAGCTACTGATACCGCTGGTGTTGGTACTTCTAGATATGATTTAGCGGCCGCTGGGTATGGAATAGATAAAGCTATATTTGGATATGGATTTAACGGATCAACTGCAGTATCAATAACTAACCTAGTATCCAATACCGGTGTTGTAACTACTGATACCGCTGGTGTTGGTACTGCTAGAGAATATCTTGCGGCCGCAGGTTATTCATTAAGTTAAAAGAGTAAAAAATGGCAGAAACAAATATTACAGGCCCACTTTGGGGTTACGAATACCGAAGCAGAAGACTTGCTGGCTTGTGGCCGACTAGTGTTTATGCGCCTATATTAGGTCAGAAAGCTATATTTGGATATGGCGTTAATCTTAGTATTGGTACTTTGTCAATGACCAGCCTAGTAAGTAACACAGGTGTGGTTGGTAATGATGTTACCGGTGTAGGCACTGCTAGGGCTAATTTAGCAGCCGCAGGTTATGGCGGTGATAAAGCGATATTTGGATTTGGAGGAGGTTCAATAACCAACCTAGTATCAAATACAGGTGTGGTTGCTAGTGATACCGCAGGTGTTGGTACTGTTAGATCAGCATTAGCAGCCGCAAGTTACGGTTCATAATAATTAACTTAAAAGAGTAAATACATAAACAATACAAAGGAAACAAAATGACAGACTTAGAAAACATGCCTGAACCAACAGCAGAAGAAATTGCTCAAGCAAGAGAAAACGCATTTAATGCTGAACGACCTGCATCATGGGTTTGGGACGAAGCCGCAGTATCATATGTTGCACCGGTAGCAATACCAACTGATGGTTATCCATACTTGTGGGATGAAGCTACAACTAATTGGGTACCATTCCCAGATTTTCCTAGAGATTAAAACACACAATGGCAACAAATCAGCAATATTGGCACTAATAAAGATTGCGTTCCGGAGAAAGATAAATACCCCATATAGGGGGACACAATGGCAGAACCAATCACATCCAGAACAGCTTTCAAAGAGTATTGCCTAAGAAGGCTGGGATTCCCAGTCATTGAAATAAATGTTGATGACGATCAAGTAGAAGACCGAATTGATGATGCTTTACAATATTGGCAAGATTATCACTTTGACGGATTACAAAAAGTCTATTACATCAAAAAAATTGATGCAACCGATATCGCAAACAAATATTTAAATTTAACTGAAGCCAGAGACTCATCAAATAATGTATTACAGATTGCTGGTATAACCCGCATATTTCCTATCTCCGATTCGTTATCTTCTGTTAACATGTTTGATTTGAGATATCAACTCAGGTTAAATGAACTGTATGACTTCACCTCAGCGTCCTACATAAACTATACACTGACGCAACAACACTTGCGTTCACTGGAACTTATGTTCGTAGGTGAAGTTCCTATTCGTTTTCAGAGACATATGCAACGACTATATATTGATTGGGCTTGGGGAGCTTCACAAGCACCACTTGGTACAACAGTCATAGCAGAATGTTATGCAGCGATTGATCCTGAAATGTATAACATGGTATGGAATGATCGTTGGTTAAAAGAATATGCAACGGCACTTATCAAACGGTCTTGGGGAAATAACCTTAAAAAGTTTGAAGGTATACAGTTACCTGGCGGCGTCAAACTCAATGGTGATAAGATTTACACCGAAGCAAAAGATGAGATTGATGCCTTACATACAGAAATTGGTGACAAATATGGTGCACCACTAGAAATGTTTATTAATTAATATGAATCATAAACACCATATTATACCCAAACATATGGGTGGAACAAATAATCCATCCAATTTAATTGAACTTACCGTAGAAGAACATGCGGAAGCTCATCGTGTTTTGTGGGAAAAATATGGACATAAACAAGATGAATTAGCTTGGAAAGGTTTAGCTGGCATTATTGGTAAAGAAGAATTGTTACACGAACTATTTGTAATGTCTGGTAAAAAATCTAGACCACCAGTAGGACACAAAGCAAATTTAGGTCGTAAATGGTCTGACGAATATAAATTAAAAATGAGTGAGTCATTAAAAGGCCGTCCTTGTGAATGGAAAAATAAAATATCCGAGAGTAATAGTAGAAATTGGTTAATAACCAGACCAGACGGAACAAAAATAAAAATAAAAAATTTACAACAATATTGTAAGGAAAATAACTTGGATAGTTCAAAAATGTCAATTGTGGCTAGCGGTTTAAGAAAACACCACAAAAATTATTTTTGTGAAAAGTTAGGATAATATCATGGCGACCTCGGTGTATTTCAACAACTACAACTCTCTTGCAGAACAAAGAGTAATAGAAGATTTGATTGTAGAGAGTATTAAAATCCAAGGATATGACGCCTACTATCTGCCTATTGAAAATGAAACCGATAGAGACATTCTTTATGGTGAAGATCCAATTAAAAAATTCAGTTCAGCATTTCCAATAGAATTTTATCTATCAAGCTCAATGGAGTATGGTGGTGAAAGAGAATTCTTTTCAAAATTTGGACTTGAAATTAAAAACAATATCAATATTATATTGTCAAAACGTTCTTTCTCTCAAAGAGTTCCACAAGATAGATTTAATCGACCACGGGAAGGTGATTTGGTCTATGTACCATTCTTAAATGGTACGGGTGAATTGTTTGAAATTAAATTCACAAATCAAACCAAAGATTTCTTCATGTTGGGTAGAAAGATTCCTTATTTTTATGAATTAGAACTAGAGAAATTCAAGTACTCACAAGAAGTTATTGACACTGGTGTGGAAGATATTGATGATGTAATGATTCAATCAAGTTACACGATTGATTTGAACACTGGTGTTGGTACAGGAACATACGAACCTAGAGAAATTGTATTTCAATCTTCAGATAGAACACAAGCAAATGCATCTGTGGTTGCTATAGTACAAGACTGGAACACTGTCGATGATATATTAAAAGTAACAAATGTTGCTGGTGAATTTGCAAACAATGTTGCAATCATTGGTGCAACAAGCAATGCTCAATACTACCTATCATCATACAATCCATTAAAAGACAGTACAAGAAATGAAGCCTATGAAAATGATTATTTGGATAATGAAGCCGATAACATTATAGATTTCACTGAAATTAATCCGTTTGGAAAAATATAATGTCAACATATAACCGTGTCATCAGAAAATTAGTTGTTGGATTTGGTAACCTTTTCGACAACATAACGTTGTACAGATTTAAACCAGACCTTACAGAATCTGAAAGATTTATTGTTCCTATTGCATATGCTAGCAAAGAACGTTATGTTATGCGATTGGAAGAAGATTTGAACTTAGATAAAAAAGTTCAAATAGCTTTACCAAGAATGTCTTTTGAAATGGCAGGACTGACATACGATTCTAGTAGAAAACAAAATACAAACATTAAAAATTTTGCAGGAACAAATGTAGCCACTGGAGTCATTGCACAATACAATCCCGTGCCATATAATTTTGATTTTAATTTATACATCTATGTAAGAAACATTGAAGATGGTACACAAATTATTGAACACATATTGCCATATTTTACACCAGATTACACAATTAAATTAAATTTGATTCCTGAAATGGGTATCATTAAAGAAGTACCTGTTATTTTAAATTCAACTTCACATGAAATAACGTATGAAGGTGGAAGAGAAAATGAAACCAGAATGATAATCTGGACATTAAATTTTACAGTAAAAGGTTTTGTGTTTGGTAAATCAACAGAAGTTGGTGTTATCAATCGTGCATTTGTGTCGGTTTACAATCTAATATCAGACACGGATACTGTAGAGTTTTATTTAAACTTAAATTCAGGATTTGGCACCTATAAAGTTGGTGAAACAGTGTATCAAGGATACACATCAGATGATACGACAGCAACTGGTATTGTTGTTCAATTCACAGGCAACATATTAAGACTAAAACAATTAACAGGAAACTTTGTGTCCGATAAACCTATATACGGTATTAACACTTTAGCAAATTATAACTTCACTTCATATAACTTGAACCCATTGAAATTTGTTTGCATCCACTGTTGCACCATTTACATACAAGAAATCATTTTTATGTTTGATCCAATTGATTTTTGGTGTTGTAATACCAGTTATACTTCTTTCCCATAATAATTGATTATTGGATCTAAATTTGTAAATGTTAGTATTTGATGCTGCGTACCAATTATTTGATGTATCTGAAGTCAAACTTACAATCGTGTTTCCATTTGCATCAACATTATTTGTCCACAAATATACACCTTCTGTATCAAACTTGTGAACTTTTCCGTTTGCAGAGCCTACTAAAACACCATCTTCATTTGGTAGTGCCAAACAACAAAATGCATTTGTTGATGGTAAGTCTGAAGTAAATTTTGTGAAATAAAGTTCGCCGGTTATATCAAGGCCAGTTAGTAAATTATGCTCACCTACAAAATAAGGAAATCCTTGGTCATCAACAGTAATGTCTACGGAACCTACCGCATCTTCAACCATGGAACTCCAAACATTTTGGCCAAGAAAATTAAATTTGGTAACTAAAGTTGAAAAATTACCTGGAATATTTGTCAGCAAATAAACATTGTTGTTTGCATCAATGTCTAATGATTCAGCAAAACTACCATATGAAGTGTTTGCTGGTACAGAACGTGTCCAGAATATTTCGCCTGTTGTATCAAATTTTACAATTGTTGATTGTGGGAAACCTGTGGTTTCATTTTGTGTTGTTAGTGCAACATAAATGTTATTGGCCGAATCGTATGCAACACTATGACCATATGTATTGGCTGTTTGATTTGCTAATCGACCATACAATAAACCCCAAACTTTTTTGTTGTGCCGGTCATTACCAATTTCTATTTTTGTATTACTATACATTAAAGTGTTTGTAAAACTAATATCACCTAAGAAAACAGTATTTGCTTTATTGAAAGCACCTTGAGCCAATGTAAAATTGTTTGATGACTGTGAGTTTGCGGTATTGGCATTATTAGAAACGTTGGTATACACCTCAGTAAAGTTGTCATTTGATTTAACAAATGCGGCTCTTAGTGTATCGCCTTTACCATCATTTGCTCTAATACCAATATTGATTGTTTGTTTAGCCATTTATTTCTCTCATTTGATGTTTATTGGTTTGCAGCCTTGTTAATTGTCAAGACTTCATTTAGTGTGTTGTCAACCTTAGCGTCAACTTTATCAACAGTCATAAAGTCGATATCTGTAGATACTCTACCAACAGCATCCACTTCAACAAATTTCAATGGGTTCAGATTGTATGTGGTGAATTTATAGTTTGCCAAAGTATTAATACCGTATATAGGTTTATCGGACACAAAGTTTCCTGTTAGTGCTTTTAATCTAAGTAGGTTGTCTTTAAATTGCACAACAATTCCTGTTGCTGATGCATCATCTGATGTATATCCTTGATATACTTTTTCACCAACTTTGTATGTACCAAAACCAGAACTTAAATTCAAATTGAATTCAACAACATCTTCTTCGGTAATTAGATTGTACACTGAAACAAATGCACGATTAATAACACCAGTTTCGGTGGTCTTACCAAATACAAAACCTTTGACTGTAAAGTTTAATGTCCAGATTATCATTCTGGTTTCATTTTCTCGGCCACCTTCGTAAATAATATCATGTGAAGTTGAATTCAAAATTATTGGTACTTCTTTAACAATACCCATTTCAGGAATCAAATTCAATTTGATGGTGTAATCTGGTGTAAAGAATGGTAGTATGTGTTCAATAATTTGTGTACCATCTTCAATGTTTCTCACATAGATGTATAGGTTAAAATCAAAATTATATGGTACAGGATTGTATTGTGCAATAACTCCAGTGGCAGAATTTGTTCCTTTAAAATTTTTGATGTTGGTATTTTGTTTTCTACTAGCATCATATGTAAGCCCGGCCATTTCAAATGACATTCTTGGTAGAGTTATTTGTACCTTTTTGTCTAGTGCCGAATCTGCTTCAAGTCTCATAACATAACGTTCTTTGGTTGCATATGTAATAGGAACAATGAACCTCTCAGATTCGGTCTCATCTGTTTTGAATCTGTATAGTGTTATGTTGTCAAAAAGATTACCAAATCCAACAACCAATTTTCTGATGACACGATTATATGTTGACATTATATTTTTCCAAACGGATTAGTTTCTGTGAAATCTATAATATTATTTGCATTATCAAACAGGTATTCATTATTGTAGGCTTCATTTCTTGTACTATCTTTTAATGGATCGTATGATGATAGATAGTATTGAGCATTACTTGTTGCACCAATAATTGCAACATTATTGGCAAATTCACCAGCAACGTTTGTCACTTTCAATATATCATCAACAGTGTTCCAGTCTTGTACTATTGCAACCACAGATGCGTTTGCTTGTGTACGGTCAGTAGATTGAAATACAATTTCTCTAGGAACATATGTTCCTGTGCCAGTGCCAGTATTCAGGTCAATTGTGTAACTTGATTGAATCATCACATCATCAATATCTTCCACACCAGTGTCGATAACTTCTTGTGAGTACTTGAATTTCTCTAGTTCCAATTCATAGAAATATGGAATCTTGCGACCTAACATAAAGAAATCTTTGGTCTGATTGGTGAATTTAATCTCAAACAACTCACCATTACCATTTAAGAATGGCACATAGACCAAGTCACCTTCACGGGGTCTATTGAATCTATCTTGTGGTACTCTTTGAGAAAAAGAACGCTTTGACAATATGATATTAATATTGTTTTTAATCTCGAGCCCAAATTTAGAAAAGAATTCTTTTTCACCACCGTATTCCATTGAACTGGATAGATAGAATTCAATTGGAAATGCGGAACTAAATTTCTTAATTGGGTCTTCACCATAAAGAATGTCTCTATCTTCTTCATTTTCAATAGGTAAATAGTAGGCGTCATATCCTTGGATTTTAATACTCTCTACAATCAAATCTTCTATTACTCTTTGTTCTGCAAGAGAGTTGTAGTTGTTGAAATACACCGAAGTTGCAATTTTAGGTTCCTACCTTTCTTCTACGGTAAGTTCAACTAAATTGAATGGATCATTTGTTCCACCCATGTGTTTTGGGATAATGTGGTGTTTATGATTCATATTAGTTCATAAACATTTCTAATGGTGCGCCGTACTTGTCACCAATTTCTGCATGTAGTGCATCAATCTCTGCTTTGGCTTCCTCATAAATCTTATCACCATTCAACATAACACCACCTGGCAATTGAATGCCACTAAACTTTTTAAGGTTGTTACCCCATGAACGTTTGATAAGTGCTGTTGCATATTCTTTTAACCAACGGTCATTCCAGGCCTGGGTGTAAATATCAGGATCAATGGTTGCATAACACTCTGCAATTACTGTTGTACCAATTGGTGCACCACTAGAACCCCAAGCCCAATCAATGTACAATCTTTGCATATGTCTTTGAAATCTAATAGGAACCTCACCAGAGAATAATTGTTCCAACATACGTAGGTGTTGTAATGTCATCGTATAGTTGATGTATGATGCGGAGGTGAAGTCATACAACTCATTTAAACGGAGTTGATATCTCAAATCAAACATATCGACTCTAGAAAGTGAATCGGAAATAGGAAATATTCTGGTTATACCAGCAATCTGTAGTACATTGTTTGATGCATCTTTGGCCTGAGCTATGTTTAAGTACTTATTATTAATATCTGTTTGGTCAATTTTTTTAATATAATATACTTTTTGTAGCCCATCAAAATGGTAATCCTGCCAGTATTGAAGTGCATCATCAATACGGTCTTCTACCTGATCGTCATCAACGTTGATTTCAATTACTGGAAATCCTAGTCTACGCAGGCAATAGTCTTTGAATGCCGTTCTTGTTATGATTGTTTTTGCCATTATATCCCCCTATAAGGGGTATTTATTCTTTGTAAATATAACAAATTGAAAAATCAGGAGTTAAAAGTTATACTTCCACTACCATTGAATCGATATACATTATATCCAGTTGGAGTAGTTAGTGTTGGACTACCTGTTGTTGAAACAGATGAGAGTAGTGCAACGTTTGCATTACTTATTTGAATTGCAACTATACCTGACCCACCCGATCCACCCGCACGATTGGATCCAGATGCAGATCCTCCACCGCCGCCAGTATTTGTTCCACCAGAACCACCAACACCTTCCCCGCGGCTGACATAAGTTCCATTTCCACCAGGATTAATTCCATTAGTATCACCTAGTCCTTGATAACCAGTCACGGAGTACTGACTGGTGCCGCCACCACCGCCACCTGCACCACCATTTGGTCGAGCTGTTAAGCTTGCCACACCTCCGCCGCCTCCCGAAAAATAATAAGATAATATAGAACTAAGCACACCTGATCCACCAGCCATGCTTTGACCTGGGTTGCCTCCGACACCATTAGAACCAGCGCCACCACCTCCTCCATAGTCTCCACCACTGCCAGCGCTTTGACCACCCCTATTTCCTTGGTTGTTTAAAAATCCATAGGGGTGGCCAATTTCGTATGCAATGTTGATATCATTTGGACCAGCACCACCTCCACTACCACCATTCCATAACGGAGTATAATTCGGACTTGTTATCAATGAAGCTGCCGAATAGAATCCTGTTCCTCCACCAAAAGCAACATATAAACTATTTTGTGAATGTGTAATTGAAGAATTTAACCCTTTGGTTCCTGTTCCTGGATTCCCACCTGCACCACCAGCACCAACAGTTATTGTATATGTTACATTTGTAAAAAATTTTTCGTTAAATAATTCGAC